CCTGGACGAGGATGTTCATATACATTTTTGAAATCATTTGTACAACTATGTTTTGACTTGGTACAGAGTGGTCTGAGTATTCAGATTAGTCAAGACTACAGTTCAATGGTTAACTTTGCACGTTGTAAGGTACTTGGTGCAAACGTTCTACGTGGTCCTAAGCAGGTTCCCTGGGACGGTAAACTGCCTTATGACTACCAGTTGTGGATTGATAGTGATATTGTATTCAACACTGAGAAGTTCTGGCAACTTTGTGATCAAGCACTACCTGCAGAAGGTGAAGAGAAAGAGATTGTTGCTGGATGGTATCTGACTGAAGATGGTAAGACTTCATCTGTTGCACACTGGTTGGAAGAAGATGACTTCCGTAATAACGGTGGTGTGATGAATCACGAAACCTCTGATACCATGGCTAAGCGTAAGAAACCATTTACAGTTGATTACACTGGTTTTGGTTGGGTACTGATCAAGAAAGGTGTATTCGAGAATCTTGAGTATCCTTGGTTTGCTCCTAAGATGCAAGTGTTTGAGTCTGGTGCAGTACAAGACATGTGTGGAGAGGATGTCTCATTCTGTCTTGATGCAAAGGAAGAAGGATTTGAGATCTGGTGTGATCCTCGGATTCGTGTTGGACATGAGAAGACAAGAGTCATCTGATGTTGTATAATGTGTACTATGAGGGAAAACTCTTGCAAAAGAGCATTTCCCCTGAGTCGGCAGCAGAGTTAATGCAATTATATGCGGATGCATACTTTGAAGACCCTGCTGCTTCACTCGACCCCATGCTTATTAAACTAGAAGAGGTATTTGAGGATTAATTATGGCCGTACGTTTCAATGCTAACAAGGATATCGTCGAGACAACTCCTAAAAAAACTCGACAAGGTAGTGGAAAACACACGAAGTACTCTGCAACTTCTCGTAATAACAAGCGTAAAGCATACAGAGGTCAAGGTAAGTAATATTCAGAGCATCCCTTCGGGGGTGCTTTTTTAATGTAAAGAAACCTAAATATCCGGAACTCCACCGGAAGTGTCACTATGGCTGCTCTGATTTGTAACTTACCATCTGTAGAAGTATGGGTCCGAAAAGAATACTTAACAGATCATCAGAGCGGTCATGGAGAATATGTAAAGGGTGTATGGATTAGTTGTAAAAGTATTCCTGGAAGAGCATTTTACTTTGAAACTTATCTACCAGAGTATGCTGCAATGTACGACAAATTGCCCATCAGTGCCTTCTTAAATCGCCCGGAAGCGCCCGAACCTGATATGTCGTTACCTAACCTACAATTTTGGAATTGCATGGATTACGGGGTCGTAGCGGTCACTAAGCAGTTCATTGGAAGTATGGATTTTGAGTGTTATACCCGTGATCATGGGATCCAAAAAGGCACTTATGTTTGTACAATAGACAATTATCATCAAGATCCTGATGTAGTAGACTATGCTACAAGTGAAAATCCAGCAGAACATAAGTCACACAATCTAATTGAACTTGATAATGGTCAATATGCACTATATCCCAACAATAGATTACGCATTTTCGACAACTCACTGACTCCAGAAGAGCCAAAAATGCCTGATTTTAAGGTTTCAACTGTAGAATATAGTGTTGAGAACGGTTTTGATCGACTTGGTATGGGTCGAGAGGACGAATATTTTTGGAAAACGTCAAAAGAACGTAAAAAAGAGGAAGAAAGTGCTGTAGATATGTACAAATCTCAAGAGGGAAGATACCCAGACCCCTAATAAATACGAAAAAAGGAGAAATATGCTATTTGAAAACGATTTTTTGGATAATTTAGCGGCAAAACAACATGAAAAGTTGATTCGTGAAATCATGAACGACGATAAAGACCGTAAAAAGACAAATGTTCGCAAAGAAAGTGAAATTTTCACTGATGAGAGCGAACCAGAGACACTTTATGAGTAAAATAGGTAATAAATAAACATATTATGCTCTAAATAAATGCCGTTAGAATCACGGACATCTAGATATTTTAAAGATTTCAGCTTATCATTTGTTAAAAACCCCGCAACAGATGATTTAACGACGCTGACAAATGAGAGAGCTATAACTAGGTCTATTCGGAATCTAGTTACAACGATAAGGGGTGAACGGTTTTTTGAACCCGATATTGGATGTGACGTAAATAGACTTCTATTTGAAAATTATCTCAATGAAAACTCGATAAAAGTTATAGAGACCGAAATTCGCAATACAATATTACGATATGAACCTCGTGTTGAATTAGAACCAGACGCTGTGCAAGTCGATCCCGACGATGAAGGTAACGCTATAGCAATTAAGATAAAGTTCAGTATAGTGGGATTAGAAGCTGAGCAACAAGTATTAGAGTTTGTATTCCAACCCTTAAGATAAATGTCTTTAATAAATTTTTCAAATCTAGATTTTACACAGATCAAAAAATCAATTATTGATCATTTAAAGTCAAACTCAACGTTTACTGACTATGACTTTGAGGGATCCAACTTATCGGTTTTAATTGATACGCTTGCATATAACACATATATCGCTTCATTCAACGCTAACATGGTTAGCAATGAGGTATTCATTGATAGTGCTACATTAAGAGAGAACGTAGTATCACTAGCAAGAAATATTGGTTATGTACCCCGCCCAAAACGCGCTGCAAGAGCGGCTATTTCATTCATAGTATCATTTGGTGAATTTGAAACTAAACCAGTTAGTATAACATTAAAAAAAGGATTAGTTGCAGTATCTCAATCTAACCCCGGTTCTACTACATCTACCTTTGTGATTACGGATGATATTACAGTTCCCGTAGTAGGTAATACTGCATTATTTGCAGACACTGAAATATTAGAAGGTGTAATTGTAGAAGAATCTCATACATATGATCCTGATGTTAGAGATCCTAGAATTATTCTGAATAATCCAAATGTAGACACCACATCATTAAGTGTAAAGGTAAGAAAATCTTCAACATCTACTGGTGGTGACTCTTTTAAGTTGATCAATAATCTATTTGAAGCAAAAGAAAATGCAAACGTATTTTTCATACAAGAAGTTCAAGATCAAAGATATGAATTAATTTTTGGTGATAATATTTTTGGTAAAGCACTAGAATCTGGAAATATCGTTGATGTTTCTTATGTAATGAGTAGGGGAGCAGCTGGTAACGGCATAAGAGGATTTAGTTTTGCCGGCAACATAGTTGATAATGATGGAGCAGTTATTACCGAGGGTATTAGTCCTTTAGAAACCATCGCTCCATCTATTTTTGGCGAAGATATTGAATCTATAGATTCTATTAAAAAGTATTCAACTAAAGTTTATCAAGCACAGAGCAGGGCAGTTACTGCTAATGATTATGAAGCAATAGTTCCAACAATTTATCCTGAGGCTGAGATTGTTTCCGCGTATGGTGGTGAAACTTTAGATCCTCCAGAATATGGAAAAGTTTTTATAGCAATCAAACCAAAGTATAGTCAATTCATGACTGATTTGGATAAAAGAAATTTGATAACCAATATAAGAAGTTATGCAGTTACTGGTGTAGATGTTCAAATTGTTGATATGAAGTTTCTGTTTATTGAAGTTGAATCTCAAGTTTATTTTGATCCTGCTAAAATTTCTTCAGCGTCAGCTCTTCAAAGTTTAGTTACTGATAATCTAAACAGTTACGCTAAATCTGCAGAGATGAATGGTGTAGGTACTAGATTTAAATACAGTAGAGTTAGTAACTTAATTGATAATACACACCGGTCTGTTGAATCCAACATAACCAATGTTCAGATGAGACGAGACATAGTAACAACTACCAATGCTACTGCTACTTACGAGATTTGTTTTGGAAACCCGATTAGAATTCTTCATGAGCAAAGAAACTATAACATTAGATCTAGTGGATTTACCATCGATGGTATTGAAGGAACAGTATATCTAGGGGATGTTCCTAGTGATGATGCTAATGTAGGAAAAGTGTTTGTATTTAGATTAACAGGAAATAATGATACTCAAATTCAAAGGGAAGTTGGAACCATAGATTATATTAAGGGTGAAATTATGCTTTTCAATATTCAGATTGAATCAACAGTTAAAAATTTAAATGGAAGTCCTGTAATTGAAATATCAGCTTCTCCTGAGTCTAATGATATTATTGGACTTCAAGATTTGTATTTGCAACTAGATGTTTCAAAGAGTGATATTAATGCTGTTGTAGATAGAATTTCCTCAGGAAGTGATCTGTCAGGCGCTACATATATTAGGAGTTCTAGTTACTTTGACTTCGCGGAGAACCTAATCAGAAATTAATAGAAAATGCACGGAAGTTCAACCAACAAAGTAAGATTAACGTCAGTAGTTCAGAGTCAACTACCCCTTTTTGCACAAGAAAATTATCCATTTCTTGTAGAATTTTTAGAAGAATATTATCGATATCTTGAAAATCCTGGTCAAACTTATGACCTACTAACAAATCCAGACACTTATACTAAACTGGATTTTGTTGCAGATTCTATTGCAACAACAGAACTTACAGAAGATGTTGATACTTTTGATGATACTATAACCGTAACTTCCACTAAAGGTTATCCCTATGAGAATGGGATGATCAAAATTGATGATGAAATTATATACTATAAAACTAAGACTTCTACGACATTTGAGCAATGTACAAGGGGTTTTAGTGGAATTACAAACTATGATAATCCTGGAACCACTGATTTATTAAAATTTGAAGAAACAAGTGTTGATGAACACCTTTCAGGTGCATTAGTCAGTAACCTCAATGCTTTATTGTTAGATGAATTTTTTACCAAATTAAAAATTCAATTTGCTCCTGGATTTGAAAATGTTAGCTTTGCTGAAGGTCTTAATCAAAGTTTATTCATAAAGCAACTGAAAGATTTTTATAATTCTAAAGGAACTGATGATTCTTTTATCATTCTGTTTAAGGCTCTCTATGGAACTGCTCCAAAAATTATAAGACCCAGAGAGTTCTTATTTACACCATCAATTGCTGATTATAGAAAAACTATAAATCTTGTTGTTGAAGAAATAGAAGGAAACCCTGTAGAAATTCTTAACAGAGTTTTGTATCAAGAGGCAGATGGAGATATTGATACTGCATATGGAACGGTTGTTGGAGTAGAAGAAGTTGAAAAAAATGGTAATGAATACTTTGTTATTAGTTTAGATTATGGTTACAATAGAGATCTAAACGTTACTGGAACAGTATTTGGAGAGTTTACTATACACTCCCAAACTCAAACTGTAGAGAATATATCTGTTGGTGCTAGTGTAATAACTGTTGACACTACTTTAGGTTTTAGTGAGTCTGGAGAACTTCTTGTTCTTTTCAATGGAGATGAAGATGCTGGTCTTGATGACGAGTATATGCTCGTTAATTATGATGGTGTAAGTGTAAACCAGTTCCTCAATGTAACTGGAGTTACTAGAGGTATTGAAGCTGGTTGGACTATAGGAATGAATTCGTATGTTTATTCATACGATGATGATGGTGAAGAAGTGCGAATGCGTGTTTCTGGAGTTTTAGGAGAATTAGTAGAAAGTAAAAAAACTGCATACTCAGAAATTGGTGATTATGCAAAAGTATGGAGAATAGGAAAGAAAACAGATGATTTAAAAGCATCTGAATGGATGTTTAATCATGCAATTTCTAATAGAGTTGCTTTTATAGACGATGAAGGAAATAATAACTATGCAATAACAGTTTATGATAAGTGTCGAGTAAATGGTGGAGACATCGTACTTGTAAATTGTGATGTTAGAAATGCGGATGGATCTTTAGAGAGAATTGAAAAAGAATTTGAAGCATCCCCTGGACCTACTCCTGATGATTCTTTTAGAATTCTTAATGATCGAGAAATTGTAGAAGCTTTTTATGTAAAAAGAAAAGTTACAAAAGCTAAGGGCACGCAAATAGCAGCTAATGTTCAAAATGTTTATATTGATTTAGAGAATGACGTATATGTTGCAACAAACTCACTTCCAAATTATTTTAATGAAGATCTTAAGTTAGATTATAGAGATGTTGTAATTTCTGATCAGGTTTTTGCTAGTACAAAAACTTTTACAGTTAATAATCATGGTCTTTATACTGGAGATTCTGTATACTATGATTCCTCTTTCTCTGAAGAGAATACCGTAGATCTTTCTGGGTATTATTTTGTCCAAAGAGTTGATGAAAATAATTTTAAGTTAGCAAAAAGTTTAAGTAATGTAGAGAATGAAATTTTTATTGAAGCCACTGGTTTTGTAGATTTTGCAAAATTACTTAGAACTGATAACTATGCTTTCAATAAGCAAACAGAAGTCAAACCGCAGGTTGCCTTAAGAAAAATATCAAATCCAAAAGAAAGGACCAAAGTTTCTGAATCTCTGGAGATTGAATCTAACGAAAGAGTAGGAATATTAAAAAATGGTGTTGAGATTGTTACAAATAGGTCTAAAGATTTTTGTTATTATGGAGAAATTTCGGAAGTAACTGTAACTTCTGGTGGAGGTGGTTATGATGTTATAAATCCACCAACACTATTCACTACAGATTCAAACGGATCAGGTTTTGAAGGTCAACTTGTGGTTAGAGGAGGTCTCCAAAAGATAAACATCGAAGATCCAGGAATGGATTATCTGAAGTTTGCAGATTCTGTAACAATACGCGGAGGAAATCCAGTCAGAATTGCAGAGGCAGCTCCAACATTTTCTTCAAGAGAAAACAAGAAATTTTTCAGATCAGATGTTGGAGAAAAAGTTTCTTTAACTAATAACACAATTACTTTTGAAGAAACTCATTCATTTAGAGAAGGTGATCAAGTATTTTATTCTGTTGAGGGTGAATCAACACCTGTTGGTGGATTAGTAGACACCAATGAATACTTTCTTCATATAGAAAGTTCTACTACGGTCAGTTTACATAATACTCTGGAGGAGGGTCTTGAGGGTATTAATCCGATAGACATTACTTCTTTGGGTGTTGGTAATCATAGTATAAGAGCTGTCGAACAAAGACTTGTTTTAAGTTCTATAGATATTGCAGATCAAGGAGAGGGTTACAATAATAATAAAGTAATTGTTACATCTTCTGGTATTAATACCGCCAACTATACAATAACAAAACCAAATCATTTATTCAAAGATAATGATGAAGTTTTATATGAGCACACTGGAGATGCAATTAGCGGTCTTGCTAGCACAATTACTTACTTAGTAACAAATAGTACTGAAGATACTTTTTCTTTATATGAAAAAAATGAAGATGAAGATCTTGGAAATGCTTATGTTAATAGTAACAAATTAGTAGAAATTGCATCTGCACCAGATGGTTATCATACATTTAAAGCACCTCCGATAACTGTTGAAATTGCAGGAACACTTGGAGTATCTACTTTTGTAACTGAAACTAGTAAAATCAAATTAAATCCTCTTTTTAGAGGAGAAGTCATAAAGGTAGAAATCAAAGAGGGTGGATCAAAATATGGATCTGCAGATATTTTAAATTTCAAAAAACAACCTAGATATGACTTATTATCAGGAAGTGGAGCAATTTTACAACCTGTTATTTTTGATGGACGATTGGAAGATGTTGTTATTCTTGCTGGAGGAAGAGACTTTAATGCAGCACCAGAAATCACATTATTTGAAAATGATCCAGAATTAGAAACTTCGCAAACTGTTTTAACACCTATAGTAAGTAATGGTGCAATTAGTGATGTAAAAATAATAGAAAAGGGAAATTCTTATAGCCAGACTCCAAAATTTTACATAGAGACACCAGGAGAAGGATGTGAACTTGAATTTCAAATAAAATCATGGAATGTTGATCAGGTAGAAAGACTTATAAGAGAAAAATCAATTACATCTGATGATAGCTATCTTGTACCGAGTTTGGATAGAGAACTTGGTATGCAATATACTCACATGTATGCTCCAAGAAAATTAAGAGCAAACGTGTTCTCAGAGAAATTTGAAGAGGGTGTAATTAAATACAGAACTGATATTGAAAATGATGATGCAGAAAACACAGCAAAATATCACTCTCCTTTATTGGGATGGGCTTATGATGGTTCTCCAATTTATGGTCCATACGGTTATTCCACCATTAGTGGTGGAACAATCAAACAGTTAGTTTCTGGATATGAAAAAATAGATATTGGCGATAGACCTAATTTTCCGTTAGGATTCTTTAATGAAGATAATACTTTTACCGGAAAAGGAGATTTGGATGAAAATAATGGAAGATTCTGCATAACACCGGAATATCCTAAAGGTGTATATGCATACTTTATGACTATTTCTGAGGAAATTCAAGCAACTGGTGATTTTTCTCAGGGTAAATTACCACAATATCCGTATTGTGTTGGAAAAAATCTAAAGTTTTCACCAATTTTATTTAATTACAGTGAAAATACAGAAACTAATCAGGTTGAATTTGATTTTGAGGGGTGCAGAAGAAATACTACACCATATAACTTAAAACAGTGGTATAGTGGTTATGATTATCTAATTCAACCAGATGTTTTTGATGCTCATTATTCTAAAGTCACTAATCTTTCTAAGGGAAAAATTGACGATATTGAAATTTTAGATAAAGGTGAGGGATATACTGTAAATGACTTTGTTAGTTTCGACAATGTTGGAACTGGAGGAACGGGTGCCGCAGCTATTGTATCCGAGGTTGAAGGAAAATCTGTAACATCAATAGCTTTATCTGAAACTTATTTAAAAGCAAAAGCATTCCAGTCAACAAGTAGTCTTCATATTCACTGTGGTCAAGAACATGGAATATCTAATAATGACTTAGTATCAATTGTTGGTTTATCCACTGCAAATAATATTCATATAGATGGTATTTCTCCAGTAAGAATACCATCTATCGATTTTATCCTTAACAAAGATATTGGTGGATCTGCAGATACTGGTATTACTACTTACATACCAGTAAAAACAGAATCTCTGAATAAGATTCGAGAAAATGATATCATTCAGATTGATGATGAGAAAATGAAAGTTCTCAATGTTAATCTTCGACGATCATTTTTAAGAGTACTAAGAGAACATGATGGAACTGTTGGGGTAGCACACTCTTTAGAAACCTCAATAGATCACTTACCTACAAGATTTGAGATTGATATCAATACAGAAAGTAGTAACATATCTAAAGAAGATAGAGAATTATATTTTGATCCATCATTGGTAGTTGGCATAGGAACAACTTCTGGAATAGGTATAAAGACAGATGTGTATATACACATACCTGGTAATCGCACATTCTTCCCTGGAGGACCCCAATCATATAGAAAAATCTCTATTGGCACAAGATCAATCTTTATTCCTGGTCATGGATTGAAGATGGGAGAGAAAATTATATACAATTCAAACACTGGGGATAATCTTTCAATATCAACTAATGGTATTGGATCTACTACCTTAGCAGATGAAACTGAACTTTTTGCTGTTGTATTCAGTAGAAATACTATAGGAATATCAACGGTTCAACTTGCTATTGGAACAGAGTTTTATAGAAAACCTGGCCAACCAATCTCATTAGTTGGTGTTGGAACTGATGTAAACGCAGAACCTTTCTATTTTGTTGGTGTTGGTACTGGTAAACATCATAGTTTTAGAACAAAAAGAGATCATGCTTTTGTTGAAGTTTCAAAAACTAGATGTACAGTTTCTACTGGAGAAACTCATGGATTAGAAGCAGAAGATCGATTCAGAACAAATATTCTTCCAGGAGGAAGAGAAGAATATGACGTATTTTACAATGACGTAACAAACAGAATTCTTATTGATCAAAAAACATTTATATCCAGTGATGTAGATGTAGATGAAAATCAAATACATTCAACTGATCATGGATATCGTGATGGTGATAAAGTAATTGTAATTGCTTCAGAAGCTGGTGGACTAGACAATAATAGAATTTACTATACCAACTATATTACTAGAGATATTTTCTCTTTATCATCTTCGTACGAAGATTCTGTAGGTGAAGAGACTAAAACTCATAATATAACATCTGCTGGATCTTTTAGATTGAGATTAGTAAATCCAGAAATTAGATCTATTAGAAATAATAGTCTAAGATTTAATTTGGGAGATCCTTCTCTATCTTATATTGATGGAACTACTTCAAAATCAGCATTTGATTTTAAAGTATTCTATGATGATGAATATAAGAGAGAGTACTTAGTAGATAGAGATGGTAATTTTGTTATCACTTCATCAGGAAGGATAGGATTAGATTCTGATGCATATGTAGAAATTTTAGTTAATGAACTTACTCCAGAACAACTATTCTATAAATTAGTTCCTAAAAAAGATCCTGGATTAACTCAGAGTAAAAAAGATTTAATTATTGATGATTATAAGGTTTCTGATCCCACAAAAATTGCATTTTTAAATAGTCCCATTAATGGAAGTCATGTAGTTGTTTCTGCAGCAACATCTTCTTTTGTCTTTGATACACCGAACAGAATCATTGGAGTCACCTCATTTACACCATCAGATAGTACTATAGAATATATTACAAATTCTCCTACTGCAACTGGTCCAATATTTGATATTTTAGTAAGAAATCCAGGAAATAATTATAATACAGTTGTTGGAGTAACAACTATTATAAGTCAAAGTGGTGGAACCGGAGCAAAAATTAGACCAGAAAGTGATTCTATTGGTGCTGAAAAAACTTTCTTAACCGAAAATATTGGTTGGGACTATCCAACAGACCCAACTTTAAGTCCAACAGCTAAACTTCCGGATGTATTAATTGTTGACCAAAAACTTTCTTTTGATAAGATAACGAGATTAACTGCAGGATTGAACTACAATGTAGCTCCAGATCTTGTCGTAAGAGATAGTACAACTAGAAAAGTTTTAACTGAATTACTGTTAAATTATAATCTTGATGGAGATGTTACAATTATTAAGAATACAAGTGATTTATCTAACGATACTCCCATCATTATACCCACTAATAATTCCAATGGTTATAGTATAGAAAATATTACTATTGACGATAGCACTAAGATTGCAACTTTAACATTCAAGACTCAATTTAGCACTGGAACTACTTTCCCATTTGAAGTCGGTAATAATGTTCTAATTGAAGGTTGTGCATCAAAAACTACCGGTAGTTCTGGTAGAACTTTTAATAGTGCTGATTTTGATTATGATTTATTTGAAATAACCGAAATTGATCCAAATTTTGGAGGGTCAAACGCTACTATTAAATTTGATATGTCTAAGTCTGTAGGATCTGCAGAAACTCTTGGACAATACGATGATGTTAGTGCTACAGGAATTGTTGTCCCAGAAATTTATTTCCCAACATTTGCAGTAACAACACAAAGAATTCCATATATTCCTGGAGAATTAATTACAGGAAGAACAAGTGGGGCTCAGGCAGAAGTTCAAAAATATAATGAGCAAGCAGAGATCTTGAAAATATTTGGAGAGGAATCTTTTGTACTAAATGAAGAAATTGTAGGAGATAAGAGCGGAACAGTTTCTAAAATTGATGATATTTATCTCTCCGATTTATATTACAAGATTCAACCCTCAGCTGAAATTGTAAAAGGTTACAAAGATGGTCATAGTTTCTTAAGTTCAAATGATTATAAGATTCAAGATAGTTTCTACTGGCAGAGATTCTCATATGCAATCGAAAGTACAGTAACTGAAAATGTTTGGGAAGAAGAAGTTGAAAGACTTAATCATCTCGTTGGATGGAAGAGATTTAGTAACTATCAATTAGAATCTAGAGATCTTTCATTCACTGGAATTTCTACATCTCAAGATGGAGGAGATTTTGTTTCTATCGCAGATTTCTCAAGAGTAGTTAATACAAATTGTGTATTCGATTTTGATATTACTGTTGATGAAACTCTCATTATTGGTAGTAAGAGATTCTCCACTGGTATCGTATTCAATAGTAGAGAATTGCAAGACTTTAACAAGTCTGTTGGTAACAGAGTTCTTGTTATCGATGATATTAGTGATGATTTCAATAGCGATCCAAGAGGAGATCAGTTTAGTGTAATTGATACTTTCAAAATAACTGAGTCTAGAGCTAGAAAATATTTAATATTTGCTAGAGATAGTAGATTTACAAATCAAAGACAAGTATATATTGTAACAACAATTCATAATGGTAGTGAATTCTTTATTAATCAATATGGACGTGTAGAAACTGTTTATGAATTAGGATCTTTTGATATTGCACTGTTTGAGGATGAAGCTCAGTTAAGATTCTATCCAGAAAAATATGAAGTTAATGATTATGATTTAAGTTTCGTCACTCATAGTATTTCCGATTTCACTTCAGGAATTGGAACCACTGCATTTGGTAATGTTGTTGATATTAAAGTGGAAAATAGCACCGTTTCTTCTGGTGCTACTACCACGATCGCAACAATCCCCACAGATTACAGATCTTCTAAACTACTTGTTCAAATTGAAGAAGGTGGTGGTGTATATGAATTAGACGAAATTAGCCTAATTCATGACGGATCGGAAGTAACTTTCCAGGATTATGGTCAATTAACCACAGACACTTTAAATGCATTATCTAGTGATGGTATTGGAACATATCATGCTTATATTGATGGATCTAATGTAAAAGTTGATTTAATTCCAGATAATTCTGCAATAGCGGCTGAAGTTAATTCTTTAAGAATATCTCTTGCATCCGAACCTTCTGGATTTACTACTGAAGGAAGCACAGAATTTACTACCGCTATTGTAGAATCTAATTATACATCAATTGATGCTGTAGATAGTCAAAATGGTACAGGAATATCTTCTCACTTTAATGGAATTTTAGGTATTGACGATTACAGCAGTGGTTACTACATTGTTAGCGTTGATGACACCACTAATGGCAAGTATCAACTGTCTGAGTTAGTAACTGTCTCATCTTCTACAACTGCATATTATTCAGAATATGGTCAACTATTCAGTGATGGTGAGGTTGGTGTAGTTACTGCAGGTGTTGCAGGAACAGTTACGACAATTTACTTTAGTGCGAATGATCCAATTGATTGTGAAGTTAGAGTTTATGCTCAACACCTTGGAATTAGAGATGAAAGAGTGGGTAACGCTCAAATTGATATGATCAATGCTGATATTCTGACTGGAAATGCAGATTATCAAGGAACGCAGAATGCAGTGATAAGAGACTTTGAATTGTTCCATGAAGGAAATCCAATCTTCCAGAAAAAATTCGATGGATCTAATGTTGCTATTACTAGTATCAGTGAAGATACTTTTGAGTTACCTCAGCACTTCTTTGTAACAGGAGAAGAAGTTGTATATTCTTATGATGTGTTAAATGAACCAATTGGAATAGCCTATACAGATATTCCTGGAATTGGAGTAACTAATAAATTACCACCCACATTATTCATCATTAAACAGGATGAACTTCTTGTTAAAGTGGCGGCTAGTGCTACAGACGCTTTAGCACTAACACCTACACCTTTGAATATAATTGATGTTGGCGTTGGATCAGATCATTACTTTACATCAAAAAATCAGAATCCTAAGACTCTGATTACTATTGATAATATGATTCAATCTCCTATTGTTTCTACTGCAACTACAACTGGAGTTGGTAATACCTTTACAACTGTTCAAGACATTCTTACTCTAACTGAACAACCAGAAAGATTCTTCAGTGGAGATTTCCTCCAAATTGATGATGAAATTGTAAGAGTATCCATTGTTGGATATGGTGGTTCTGATAATGATATGTACGTTCAGAGAGCACTTCTCGGTACAAAACTAGCAGATCATGCTCAATACTCATTGATAACTAAAATTATTGGTAATTATAATATTGTTGAAAATACTATCAGTTTTGCTGATGCTCCATTTGGAAAAACACCAGTAGGATCTCCAGATAATCGTCCAGATCAGAGAGATTTCACTGGAATTACGACTTTCTCTAGATTTAGTGGAAGATCATTCATGAGAAATGCACCAGTTGATACTACAAATGATCCATACTATAAGAACTATGTTTTTGATGGTATTGAAGATCAATTTACTGGAATTAAGAGTTCTTTTGAATTGAAAGTTGGTGGAGAAAGTGTTGATGGAGTAGCAGCAAGTAATGCTATTATTACTGTAAATGATTTATTCCAGTCTCCTAAAGTAGATCAAACTCTTGTTGATATTGCTGGAAACTATACTTTAGAAGAAGATGGTGGAGCAACAAATATTATTTTTGATGAGGGAGAATATGATAGAGAAGATGATATTGCTATTAAAGGTCTTCCTGTTGGGGGAAGAATAGTTTCTGTTGGATCTACAAAGGGATTTGGTTATCAGTCTCTAGTATCTGCCGCTGGAACCGCTACAGTTTCTTCTGCAGGAACTATTAGTGCTATCAACGTTTCTAACGCAGGTGGTGGATACAGAACTGGTATTCAGACTAACATTGAAGTTTATATTCGCGAAGAGACAGTAGAGGCATCAAGTAAAGTTGCAATAGGAACAGCTCTTGTTACTAGAGGAAGAGTTACTGGAGTGGCTGTTACAAATCCTCAAGTCTTCTATGCACCTAGAGATGTATCTAATGTTGGTTACACTTCAATAACAGGTCTAACAACTGTTACAACATCTACAGCACATGGATTATCGGTAGGTAATGAAGTTGTCTTGTCTGGAATCGCAATGACTTGCGATTATGCTCCACCACTAGGAGTATCCACCGCTCAGTATGATCATATAAGTGGAATTATGACTGTTACCACTTCTGTGGGTCATGGATATACTTCATTCGGAAAACTCAGTCAAGTTATTCTATCTGGACTTGCATTTACATGCACTCAAGATAATGGAGCAACTGTACATACATATCCAAGAACAACTGATCCTGCATACAATGGAACAGGAGTTATTGCGGTTAACAGTGCTACGGAATTTGAAGTAAATATTGGAGTTACAACACAACAAAATTATTTTGTAGGTGGTGGAACTGTTCAGGGTATAATTATTGCTCCAAGACTTAAAAATAATTCTGATAGTCAGTCTGATCCTGCTTCTCAATTTACAAGCGTAAGAAGAGTTAACAGTGATACTGAATTTGAGGTTAACACTGGTATTTCTACACTCGATCACTTCTATGCTAGAGGTGGTAAAGTTGCGAAATATCTAACTGTTGATTTTGATGATCCCCTCCCATATGATAATCTTCCAACATCATACTCTACAACTTCAATCGGAGATACTGGAGGAAGAGCTGCAAAGGTTAGTGTTGTTGTTGGAGAAGGATCTAGTGTAACTGACTTTAATATTACGAATGTTGGATATGGATATGAAATCAACAACGTACTAACAGTTTCTGTTGGTGGAACTGATGGAATTCCTTACATGTATCATGGAAGATTTGCTGATGCTGGTAATCTTCTCGCTTCTAACAGACAATTCCTTGTTAAGGAAGCTGTCGGATATGCAACAGCTACATACCCCTCTCTACTTTCTAACCCAGATTATGATGAAACTAAGTGCGAAAGAGACACAGGTTTCATTGTTGATGCATTAGCAAATGATCTTTTCTTTGGAGGAAACTTTAATTCAGTTGCAGCAGGTAACAAGTATTGGAATGGTCCTCTAAATTATGTGACTGGAGAAACCACAGAAACTATTGCAACTTATGATTATCTCGCTGGTATCTCAACATACGTCATAAATAACCAAACTTTACCTACATCATATCAAGGTATTGCAGTTTCTGTTACTCAGATTACAGACACATCAATTGATTATGATAATGGATCCTCCTACACTCTTGATAGTTGCTCTGATGTAGTATCTTCGATTTACAATCTTGTTGGAATTGTTACAACAATTATAGGTGATGGTGCGGCATATGCTCCAGTGGTTCAGTCTCCTTCTGCTAAACCAACATTTACCCTACCAACAACATTAGATTTTGAGGAATTCAACTTCTATATTACCCAGACTCAAACTGATCAATTTACTGGATGGACAATCGGAGACCTCCAAGTCGTTGATGATATCAGTTCTCAGTTTAATGGAGATGCAACCAGATTTGCTATTAAATTTGATGGTGTTAGAACATCTATTAAGGCTGCTAAAGGATCTCTAATTGATGTTCAGGCAACACTCCTTGTCTTTATTAATGATGTTCTTCAGGTTCCTGGAGAAGCATATGTATTCCCAGGTGGTAGTACACTTAGATTTACTGAAGCTCCTAAGATTGGAGATACTTGCAAAATTATCTTCTATAGAGGAACTGGAGATATAGATGTTGAATTTGTGGATATTCTTGAGACAGTTTCTCCAGGAGATCTTCTCACAATTGGTGGAGATGATATTGATCTAAGACAAACAGATAGATCTGTTAAAGCAGTTACTTCTACTGACTCTGTTGATACTTATCTGTATGGTGGTGTTGGAATCAGTAATGATCAATTTGTCGAAAGACCAGTTAACTGGTGTCGAGCAACTACTGACCTTATTATTGACGGTGAAGAAGTTACCAAAGCAAGAGATATCTATGAAGCAGCAATTCTTCCTTTAACCAATATCATTTATGATGTTGGCGCTGCAAGCACTCAAATTTGGATTGAAGGTGCAAAAACCTTCTTTGATAATGTAAAAGAAAACCCAGGATTAAATTATGTAAATACTGTTGATATTATTGACCAAGACGAAACTAACGAAGCAGTAGCGACTGCTTCGGTAACTGCTGGAATTGTTACTCAAATATCTCTAACCAATACAGGAGACGGATATTTTAAAATTCCTACGGTTTCTATTGGAGCGCCAAAAGAAGACGGTGGAACTCAAGCAGAAGCTACTGCTGCTATCGCATCAGGTAAGATAACAACCATTAACATTTCTGTTGGTGGAACTGGATATGATGATAATAACCCACCACCAGTCCTTATTACACCTCCAACTCCAAAATCGGAAACAGTATTCAGAGTTGACTTTGCAGGAGACTTTGGTGAAGTTATTGGAGTTGGAACAACAACAATTGGAGCAGGATCTTCTCAAGGTCTTGTGTTTGAATTTGCTATTCCAGAAAACTCACCTTTAAAAGATGAAACAATTGTTGGTACTGGAAACACAATTGATTACAGTGGAATCGGAACTGGCGACTTCTTTACTATAAGAGATTCCACGGTTGGAAATGCAACAACAGTTGGATATGGTGTTACTTCAATTGAAGTGGATGGAGTTGACTTGGTTGAAGGAAATCAATTCATTGATAATGTATATCAAGTTCATGATATTATTCCTGGAACTCCAATCGTAATATTCAGTGATGACTTCATTGCAAGTCTAACAAGACTTGGTTCTTATTCTGTTGGATCTGGAAATTCTACAACTGTTGCCGATGGAGCAACATTGATTATCGAAGACAATACTAAAGTTGTTACTGTTGTTGAAGATTATTCTCAACTTGGACTTTCTTCATTCCTCTCTAGACAAACATTTGCAAACTTCTCTTGGGGAAGACTGGATAATGTCGTAAGACCCTTCCCAGAGTCTTATGATATCAAGAGAGACAATGGTATTATTGGTATTGAAACATCACCTATCTTGAGAAGAAAGAATCCATTAAAAGCCTCCAATTATCTTTCATAAATAACTAGAAAAGTTTTGTATTTAAATGTCTGCAATCATAACTGATCAAATTAGAATTTTGAATACGCAAAATTTTCTAGATCTTGCAGAAGATACGGAAAATAATGTATTCTATGCTTTTATAGGACTTCCTAATCCCACGGATGTCGTTAGCAACTGGGATGCATCCCCTCCTGCCCCAAAAGACTCTTTTGAGCAGGAGTTTGATTATTACGACACTATGGTTGCGATGAAGAAAATATCCGCTGTAGATATTCGTCAAGTAATTAGAAAAATTACTTGGAGTTCTGGTACTACTTACGATATGTATCGTCATGATATTAGCAGATCAAACTTAGCTAAACCATCAAACGCTACAAGTCTTTATTCATCAAACTTTTATGTGATGAATAGCGACTTTAGAGTTTATATTTGCTTGCAAAATGGTTCCGACCCAGAAAATCCAGAAGGAAGACCATCTCTTGATGAACCTCTATTCACAGATTTAGAACCACAAATTCCTGGAGATAGTGGTGATGGATATGTATGGAAATATCTATACACTATTAAACCATCGGATATTGTAAAGTTTGACTCTGTTAATTTTATCCCCGTTCCTAAAAATTGGGAAACAGATGCAACTTTTGATTCTATTAGAGATAATGCACAAACCAGTGGTCAGATAAAAATTGTAAAAATAACAAATAGAGGTGCTGGATTAGGAACTGGTGGAGTAACTTACTCAAATATTCCAATTAGTGGTGATGGAGAAGATGCAGAATGTACTATTGTTGTAAATAACGACTCTAAAGTAGATAGTATCACTGTATCTGATGGAGGAGAAGGTTATACTCACGGAAGAGTTGATCTTTCAAACTCTTCTCTTCTTTCTGGAACAACTGTACCAGAATTTGAAGTTATTATTCCTCCTCCAGGAGGTCATGGAGCTAACATTTACAAAGAAATGGGAGCGACTAATGTTTTAATGTACACCCGCGTCGAAAATGATTCTGATAATCCGGACTTTATTGTCGGAAACCAAATTGCTAGAGTGGGTATTGTTCATAATCCAACTAAACCAGGATCCAACGAATTACTAACTGATGATAAAGTTAGTGCTGTTTATGCATTAAAACTTACTGGTATTGGATATAGTTCCGCATCTTTTGTTTTTGATAGTGAAATAACTCAAGAAGTTGGAGTGGGAACTACTGCGGTAGGTAGAGTAGTTTCTTACGATGAAACTACTGGTGTTCTTAAGTACTGGCAGGATAAAGCACAAGTTGGATTTAATACTGACGGATCTCAAAGGACTCCAGAATATGGATATGTTCAGACTAGGTTTACTTCAGATACTGATGATGGTGGAACATTGGCTATCAGTGGAGGATCTGTTGAACTTCAGATTGATGCAAACTTTAGCGGTATAACTACCTCTATAAATAATACTACATATAACCTGGGTCAAAACTTTACCAATGGTGTTGCACCTCCAGAAGTAAAGAAATACTCAGGAGACATCATATATGTCGATAATAGACCGGCGATCACAAGATCAAAGAGTCAAAAAGAAGATATCAAGGTCATTTTGCAATTCTAAGAAATCATGCCACAGGAACTAAATCTTAACGTTTCTCCTTATTATGACGATTTTGATCGCGATAACGATTTTTATCGCGTTCTATTCAAACCAGGTTATCCTGTTCAGGCAAGAGAACTTACGACTATGCAGTCTATACTGCAGAGTCAGTTAGAAAAGTTCAGCGACCACTTTTTTAAAGAAGGTAAAGCAATAACTGGCGGTGAAATTCAATATTATGAAAAATATCCATGTGTTATGGTTGACGATTCCTTTAATGGAAAGTCAATTTTAGAATATGCTGCTGATGTAATAGATGAAATTATCGTTGGTGAACAATCTGGAGTTAGAGCAAGGGTAGACGCATATCTTCCAGGATCCAGTTCTGAAAGAGGATTTGATACCTATTACGTCAGTTACTTAAGTTCTGACGCAACATCTTCTCAGTTTACTGGATTTATTCCTGGAGAAAATCTATTATTAGAAGATGGACTTCAGACTACAAATAATTTGGCAGATGAGGAAGAGGATGATGATCCAGATGCTGCACTTCAAGAGAATTTAGAAAATCTAATTATATTTGGGGCAGGATCTCCATTTGCAAGATGTATTGAAGAAGGTCCAAATGAAGTTGGATCTGCTGTTCACATTAATGAAGGTGTTTACTATATTAGAGGACACTATGTAGAGGCAGAAGAAAAGACTTTACTATTAGATCAATACGACGATAAACCATCATATCGAGTTGGTTTTATTGTTACTGAAGAAATTGTAACTCATTTAGAAGATGAGGCTCTTCTCGATAACGCGCAAGGGTTTTCAAACTTTACCGCTCCTGGTGCTGATAGATTACAAATTGAAATTGATCTTGTAAAAATTGATTTAGATGAAGATGAAGATGTAGAAAACTTTGTCGAATTAATGACGGTCCAGAATGGACAGATTGTTAATAATAACAGAAGTAAAGAATCTACAGAAAACGATAAGTATGTTGCAGAAAGAGTTGATGATATTGCTGGAGACTTCTATGTAGAACAACCTGAAGTAGAAGTTTTAGAAGCTCTAAACGATAAAGAGGGTAATGATGGTTTGTATAACCCTGGAGAACTTACTCAACAGGGATCAGAACCTACAGATGATATGGGAATCTATAAGATTTCCCCATTTAAAGCTTATGTTAATGGTTTCCAAATTGAAATTAATTCTCCAACATATTTGGAGTTTGATAAACCAAGAGAGACAAAAGAATTTTTAGATCAGCAACTAGCATATAGCTCTGGTCCTACACTAGCAATAAACAGAGTGTATGGATATCCTACTTTAGGTATTCAAACTAGTTTCTATGTTACTCTTAGAGATACAAGAGTGGGATCTGCTCAAACAGTAGCATCTGGTAAAGAAATTGGTGTTGCTAGAGTTTATGATTACGAATTAGAAGATGGAACATATGATCGCACCAATTTAGATGTTAATACTTGGGATCTTACATTATATGATGTTAGACCTTATGTTGAATTTGAACTAAATGAACCAGTAACATTAACAACTCCTATTCATATCAGAGGAAAAGCTACTGGATCAACAGCACACTTAAGATTTGACGTTAACAATTCAGGTATTGCTACCGCTTATGATGTAAGAGGTAGATTTAATGTAGGTGAAAAATTAATCTTTAATGGTGTAGAAGAAAATACAAGAGTTGTAAAAGATGCAACTGAATTTGGAATCGATAAAGTAAGATCCGTTCATGCTCAAAATGCTAATGGAACTTACTTTAGTGCAGATACAGTACTTGACGCTTCTGAGGAAATTCCAGAACCAGGTTTAAATGTAAATATAACTGCCGCAGATGGTGGTATTTCAACGGTAAGTGTTGCAAACTTCAATCTAGATAAAGTATTTGATGTTGGTGATCTTGTATCATATACAAATAACTTAGATCCAGAGATTGTAACTTACAATAGAGTTACACAGGTAGCTGCAACTAATATGAGAATTGAGGCAATTACCTCAGTTACAGGTATTTGTGCAGGTGGTCTTCCAACTTCTACAATACAATCTACAGATTTCCAAAAAATTGAAGCAGAAATTGAAACTTCTGATGATAATACTCTTTTCACGGAATTTCCAAAAGATGTTGTTGCAAATGTAGACCTTGAAGATTCTACTATTGTTGTTAGAAAAACATATGATGTAACTATTACCGATAATCAAACAAACGCCATACAATCTGGAGATGATTTTACCTTCCTTCCATTCACTGCAGGAAGATATATTCTAACAAGAGATGATGGCTCTCTTGAAGAATTAACTTCAGATAAGTTTAGTTTCAATGGGTCATCTACACAACTGACCATAAAAGGTCTTGGATCCAATACTACAGGTGTTCTTGTTGCAACTTGCAATAAGACTAATAACTCATCTAAAGTAAAGATAAGAAATAGAATTGGATCTCTTATCATTGATAAATCAAAACTTGTTCAGTCTGGTGTTGGTGGAACAACATTAAATGATGGACTAGAATATGGAAATTATCCATATGGTACTAGGGTACAGGATAGAGAAATTTCTCTAATGAGACCCGATGTTATCGAGATCTTAGGAATCTTTGAATCCGATAATACTGCGGAACCAGATGTTAAGAAAATGGAATTCACTGAATTCTCTGGTCCAACCCAGTCTACGGATGATATAATCATTGGAGAAAGATTTGAGGGTGCAACTAGCGAAGCTATCGGTATTGTAGTTGAAAAAATCAATGATACTACCATTGGTTTTATTCCAGCAAACGATGATTCATTTGATGAAGCTAATGAAACAATTACATTTAAAGAATCTGGAATAACTTGCAAATTTGTAAAAGAATTTGGATCCGATTTAAATATCACAAGTAAATTCGACCTAGCGGATGGTTTTGAAGATACAATTTATGACTACGCTAGAATTGTAAGAAATAAAGACGCTAAAGAACCTAAGAGAAAATTAAAAATCATATACGAATACTGCACATATGATGATGCAGATACTGGAGACATTACAACAGTAAATTCGTACTCTAATTTTGATTACAAAGACATCCCAGAGACCGGAGATCTTCCCCACGCTGATATTATTGATATCAGACCAAGAGTTGATTTCTATAATGTTGTAGAGGGTGCTAGATCACCATTTGAATTCTTTGGTAGAAAATTCGATGGAGACGGAAACTCTGCGGATCACATCTTAGCTTCTGATGAAACTATTACCCTTGATTATTCAATCTATCTTGGAAGAGTTGATAAGATTTTCTTAGATGAAACAGGTGTATTCCATAATGTTGAAGGTCCTGCTGCAGAGGATCCTGGACCCCCTACAGCAAAAGAAGATTCTATTGAAGTTGCTCAGATTATTCTTCCACCATATCTTGAGGATATGGAAGATGTTAGTATTGAATTAGCGGACCACAAACGCTATACAATGGATGATATTGGAGATCTTGAAGATCGTATCAAACATCTTGAGTATTATACATCACTCAATCTTCTTGAGCAGAGCACTGCTAACATGAAGGTAACTGATGGTAATGGTCTTGATAGATATAAATCTGGATTCTTTGTTGATGATTTTTCTGACGCAGAAAACCAATTAAAGATAACAAATCTAAAGAACTCTGTAGATACAGAAGAAGGAGAACTTAGAGCAGCTCCATATACTACTCAAATTGACCTAGAATTAGGTACATTCAATGCTTTGGGTATTGGAACTGATGTTCTTGATTCTGTTAGCGTTGATGCAGAGTTTGATACTAATCTTATTGGAGAAAATATTAAACAAACTGGTAGAATTATCACTCTTGACTATGATGAACAGATTGAAATTCACCAACCATATGCATCTCAGAGTGTTCCAGTCAATACCATTGTCGATATATTCTATGAAGGTGAACTAGAACTTCAACCAGATTCTGATGCTTGGGTGCGTCAAAACTTGGGTGGAAGAAGAGTACGTGATGGAAGAGGTAAGTATTGGTTTACCAAGAGACAGTGGAGAAAGATGAGATGGCATCCCAACTGGGGTTGGGGTGGTGTTATCTGGAGAGATTGGAGACATCATTGGAGAGGATCTCTTCCTAAAGGTGGTAGGCGTCGTGGTGGCGAATTTAGTGGACGCACTCCTTGCCGTAGAAAGAGGCGGAGAAGAAGAAAAATCAGAGCGGTTGGAGGAAGATTCAGACGGAAACGTAGACTGAAGATTAATAGAAGGAGAAAGCATAGATTTAAGAAGAAGAGATCTGGTCCTAGAAGAAAGGGTTGGGGTAAGAGAACTATAAGACGTAGATTCTGGGCAAGGAGAGTCCGAGTTGGTAGACGCTTCGTAGCTGTTGCTATTCGTAAGTGGATGCGAATGAGGAACATCCAATTCAAAGCAAAGAAAATGAAACCCAATACTAGGGTATGGGCTTTCTTTGATGGCGTTCCAGTAATGAAGACTGTTACTCCCAAACTCATCGAAGTTAAGATGGTTAGGGGAACGTTCCAGGTTGGTGAACGTGTAACAAGTGCAAGAAGACGCCGCCGCCGTAGAAGAGGAATTATCGCGGTTAAAGTAAGAAAGAGAAGAATCAGAGTTAGAGCTGTTAGAGGATGGCGTTGGGCAATGAGATTCTCTGGACGTGTTTGTCCTATCAATCACAAAGAGGGTCCCTTTACAAATCCAACAAAAGTATATGAGCAAAACCCATATACAAGAACAGCGATGCCTACAAGTTATGCATCTAATTCTACAATTCTGAATATTGATACTTTCATCATGTCCCTTAAACAGAAGGGTAGATATTGGGGATTTATCAATAGAAAAATGCGTCTAAAAGGACGTAGAAGTAAAGCAGTTTGTAGAGTTGTTCGTAAGAGACTCGTTACAGATGCTCAGGGTACTGTTGCAGGTTCATTCTTCCTTCCTGCAGCAGATGGTGTGAGAAAGAGAAAGTTTGGTTATGCGTTTAGTGCTGGTAGAAAGACCTTTAGATTAGTTGATTCCCCAACTAACTCTGAAGATCAAAAAGAAATCAGCACAATGGCTGAAGATGAATTCACATGTGCAGGTACTGGTATTAGAAGAAAGTGGTGGATTAGAAGATGGAAAATCAAAAGACCACGTAGATGCACTAGAAGACCTTTTGCACAGGTTGGAAGACCAAGAGTTCTTAGAAGATGTAAAAAAGGTCAAAAAGACCCACCAACACCAGATCCAGGCGTTCCAGATCCACCAGCACCAAGGCCAGACCCGCCAGGGCCATGTCCAGATCCAAATGCATTAATTTTAATGCATGATGGTTCTCAGAAGAGAGCAGGAGATCTGGTGGTCGGTGATATGGTCAAAACGTATCATGAAGAAACTTTTGAATATGGCGATTATCCAGTTATTCATGCTTCTATTGTAGAAGATGTTGAAAAACTGAAGTTAATCTTCAGTGAAAGTGAAATAACTTGTTCAATTTATCACAAGTTCCGTGTTGGTGACTCTTGGAAAGAAGCCAGAGACATGGAAGTTGGTGATGAAGTTTCTGGACAAACATTGAATGAGATTGAAACTGTTGAAAATGGACAAGTTGTTCATATCACAGTTGAAGACGCTCATACTTATATTTCTGAAGGTTTACTTTCTCACAACAAGACACCACCCAAGCCAGATCCACCACCAGATGATGGTCCTAAAACGGAAGAGGAAGATAATCCAAAACCCAACCCTTGCAGACGCAAAGGAAAAGGTAAGAGGAAATGTGGGGGTGAAAGTAGTGGTGGTAGGAGACCACCACGCGGACCAAGAGGACCTAGAGTTAAAACTGCCAAGGTTAAGTACGTCTTTGATAAGAAAGGAAGAGCACTTCCTGTCTGGTATGTTCCATACACTATTAGAAGGGGTAGAAACAAAGGTAAGACAAAGTGGCTTAACTTTAACAGGATTAAGAGACTTGGAGGCAAGAAGGAAGCTAGAAAAGCTTTCAAAGAGTATGGTTATCCATTACCTCCCAAAAATTACCCAGGTAGAGGAAAACCAGCTAGACCAACTGGAGGCAAAAACAAATCAACTACGATTGCGATTAAGCAAAACCGTAGAGGTGTGATGAAGGTTATTGATACCTCCAAGAAAGCAAGGAAGCTTCGTAAGAAGGGTATCAAGAGTCAAGTTCTTGATAAAATCAAACCAGGTGATAAGGATTATGGTCATTATAATAAGGGTAAACCTCAACTTTGGAAATATGGTGCAACACTTCTTGCTACACAACATAGAAAGGCAACTAGAAAAGTTACCAGAAGAGGTAAGAAGAAGTTTGAGAAGAGAGGATTCCCAGTTGGTAAACTACCACTTAAGAATGGTAGTATAAAGAGATTCCAACCCCGTCCACCTCGCAGACGGAGAAGATCTAGACCAAGACCTTCACCAAGACCGTCACCAAGAGGTAACAGAAGAAGACGTTTAGGTTCAGGTTATCCACGGAGACCAAGACCTAGACCTAGACCTAGACCCGCACCACGTCCACCAAGACCAGGCGGTAGACGGGCAAGAAGAGGAAGAAGAAGAAGAGGAAGAAGAGGAAGAAGATCCGACTTCCAGTTGAAGACAAACATTATGATCATTCAAAACGCACTAAATAGAGTGTTTAGAATCTGAAATATATTATGACTTCTCCTTTGACTAAAGTATGTAAACTTAATGGAACACTCTATGAGTGGAAAGACGAAATGAAAGAGCATCATGGAAGAGAGGGTTATGAGTATGGACTCATAGCCCAGGAGGTTCAAAAAGAATTTCCAGAAATGGTATATGAAGAAGATGGGTACTTATCTGTCGATTATATTCAGATGATACCCGTCTTAGTTGAGGCTATTAAAGAACTTAAGACAGAACTTAATTCACTAAAGAGAAATAAATAAAGGTAAATTATTCACCAAAGCTATTGAGCAGATAAATGTCCGATAAACTAATTGATCCGTTAGCACAAACATTTTACGTTGATAATCCTAAAGGGATTTTTGCGACATCTGTTGATATCTACTTTTATGAAGGTGATCGCCGTTTACCTGTTTCTGTAGAATTAAGACCTACAGTAAATGGAGTTCCATCATCAGCAGACATTTATCCATTTTCCCAGGTTACACTAGAACCAAGTGATGTAACCGCAGATCCTGCTGCGAATCTTCCAACCAACTTTAAATTTAAATCTCCAGTATTTTTAAAGGGAGAAACTTTTCATTCCCTTGTTGTTACCGCCAATAGTAAAGACTATTCGGTGTGGGTTGCAAAAATGGGAGAACCCGACGTTACTAAAGCAAATCAAGACGATTCTAAGTCGGTATATGTTTCATCAAACCCAAACTCTGGAGTATTCTTTAGATCTCAAAATGGTGCAACATGGACACCATCAGAAAGGGAGGATATGAAGTTTACTCTGTACAGAGCTAACTTCTTAGAAAATTCAGGAAATATAAACTTCTATAATCCAGAGTTATCCGTAGGAAACGATCAAGTTTCTATTTTGGATAATGATGCATTTGAAATGGAATCTAGACAAGTAAGATTACTTTTAAGTGGTGGATTAAATGAAGTTGGATTTACTACTGGTGTTACGGTAAAGCAGGAAAATTCTAACGTTACAGGAAATTATATTTCAAATGCTGGTGCCGCATCATCACTATCAATCTTTAATGCAGGTATTGGACTCACACCGTCCATTGGAGGTTTAACATATTTTGATGTTGCATTAACAAAAGTTACAGGAGAAGGAAGAAACGCTACTTGCAATTTAACTGTTCAAAATGGAGTTGCTGTTGGTGCAACTATTGTTGCTGGTGGATCTGGATATCAAGTTGGAGACCTAGTAACAGCCAATACGATTGGATCGGGATTAGGAAGAAACCTAAGATTATCAATTGGTGAACTTGGAGACATAAATGAAATTATTGTTGATGATATTCAAGGAAATTTCAAAACTGGTGCTGGAAGTACCGTTACTTACGAAAATTCTAGTGGAATCACAACCCAAATAAACGCATCTTCTGGTGGATTAACAGTTAGTGATACTACAGTTATACATGATGGTTTGCATATCAAGGTAAATCATCCAAATCATGGAATGTATGCTCCAGAAAGTGTTGTTTCAATTGATGATGTTGATCCAGATCATCCTAGTGTAGACACAACGGCAGATATTGGGGAAGATTCTACAGCTCCAATTCCTCTGGATGATATACTTATCGATGATGAAACTGGATTGAGTATTTTTGCTAATTTTGAAAATGTTGGTGTATCTTCAACAAATCCAGGATATATTCAAATTGAGGAAGAAATAATTGCATACACTGGAATTGATGGACTTAATCTAACAGGAATTACAAGAGAAATTGATGATACTCCAGGATCTTCTTATGAAGCAGGAGTTGACGTTGTTAAATACGAACTTAATGGAGTTTCTCTCAGAAGAATTAATAAAGTTCATGAATTGCAAGATGCAACCGTAGATAATCCAATCGATCTAGATTTTTATCATATAAGAATTGATCCTCAAGAGTCTGGAATAGATAGATCAGATAGTCCTTTTGGATATCCAGATTTACACTTCAGAGAAACTAAGTCTAGTGGTGGTGACGATATTACCGCTACTCAGAATATTCAATTTGAGATTATCGACCCAGAAATTTCCGCAACAGAAGTTAATGGTACTGAGGTAGAACTTAATCTAAGAACTACTACTGGAAGAAGTGTTGGTGGTGATCAAGAAGCATATCTCGCTACAGACTTTGAAAAACTTTCTGGTGAGGAAGAGCATTTCTTAGATTCTCCTAGAATAATCTGTTCTCGCATTAATGAAACAGAACTTCTTGATGGAATTGATGGAATTGAAGGAAATAAATCCCTCAATATATCCGTCAATTTAACTACAACGTCTCCCACACTATCTCCAATGATAGATTTAGACCGTTGTTCTGTTATTTTAATCGGCAATAGAATGAATAATCCTATTACGGATTATGCTAATGATGAGCGTACTGCGGACTTAGAAAATGATCCTCATGCTTTTGTTTATGCTACTAGACCTATAACTCTAGAGAATGCCGCAACATCTCTTCAGGTTTATGTTACTGCGTATGTGAATACTACTAGTGATTTAAGAGCCTTCTATGCTATTGATGATGATGGTAAGGAAGACCTAATTTATTATCCTTTCCCAGGATTTGATAATATTGATAATCAAGGAAATGTTGAAGATCTTGCTAAGTGTGATGGAACTCCAGATGAAAGACTATCAAAAACTGATAGTAAAGGATTCCAATCAGATGAATTAGACTTCCAAGAACTTAAATTTAGTATCAATAAACTCCCATCTTTTAGAGCTTTTGGTATAAAATTATGTGCATCTACAACAGATACAACGTATCCAGTTAGATTAAAAGACCTTAGAGTAATTGCGCTTGCTTAATTATGGATGAAGAATTTGATCAGTATATTGATATTGATGATGATGATGAAGAAGAAAAAGGTGTTGCCCTTGTAAAGGATTACAACGATCTTCTTAAAGATGAACACACTGGTGCTGTAATCAACACAAATAATGGTGATTATGAAGCATACTTGACCATGAGGGAAGTAAAGTGGAAAGAAGAGCAAGAAAGAAATCAAATTTCACATGATATTGAATTTTTAAAAATTGCCGTGTTAGAATTGCAACAAAAAGTAAAGGAGTTACAAAATGAATCCTGATGAAATCAAACTTGAGAAACTATCTAAGAACTTTGAATATGAAAAACTTTCTAGAGATATAGATAGTATAGATGATATCAAAGTTCTCCGAGATGTAACTAAAAGTTACGTTAAGTTGTACTTAAAACAGCAAGAAACCCTTAAAATAATCTAATGGCTCAACCATCATCCAGACAAACCCTAATAGATTACTGTAAGAGACAACTAGGTGCTCCTGTATTGGAAATTAACGTTGCAGATGAGCAAATAGATGATCTCCTGGATGATGCACTTCAATTTTTCCAAGAGCGTCATTTTGATGGAGTGGAAAAAACTTACTTGAAGTATAAACTCACTCAAACTGATATTGATAGAGGAAAAGGAACAGCAGGAATAACCACTACTACAGTAAGTGATGGTGGTATTGATTATGATTATGAAGAAGATTCTAGATACTTACCTCTCCCCGATGGAGTAATCGGTGTGGAGAGGATTCTTCATTTCAATGGATCCAATAACATCTCTAGTGGGATGTTTAACTTCAAATATCAATTATTCTTAAATGATATTCATTATTTGGGATCTACTGAGTTATTAACGTATCAGATGACTCAGACATTTTTATCAGATATCGATCATTTACTTACTACTCAGAAGAAGATTAGATTTAATCAGAGAAAAGGTAGATTATATATTGATATGGATTGGAATGAAGCAGTTGCTGATGAATATTTGGTGTTGGATGCTTATGCTATTGCCGATCCATCATCATATTCAAAAGTATATAACGATTCATTCTTAAAGAGATACTTAACTTCTCTGATCAAGCGTCAATGGGGGATGAACCTCATAAAATTCCAGGGAGTAAAACTTCCTGGCGGCATAGAACTAAATGGTAGACAATTATTTGATGATGCTCAAAAAGAGATTGATACTATCATGGAACAAATGCCCACTTATTATGAGATGCCTCCTTTAGATATGATAGGATGATAAGATATGCTCAATCCATTTTTTCAGCAAGGAACAAAAGCAGAACAAAATCTTATCCAAGATTTAGTTAATGAACAACTTCGGATGTATGGAGTAGATGTCTATTACATCCCAAGACTTTATGTAAATGAAAAAACTATTATAAGAGAAGTAGTTGATTCTGAATTTAGAGATGCATATCCTATCGAAGCCTACGTAGATACTAGCGAAGGATATGAAGGATCTGGGGAAATAATGAGTAAGTTTGGTATTGAATCTCAAGATGATTTAACTCTCGTTATTTCTAGAGAACGTTATGAAGAATATATAAAACCTTTAATAGAAAATAAGAGTAATATTAAATTATCAAGCAGACCAAAAGAGGGAGATTTAATTTTCTTTCCTTTGGGTAATCGTTTGTTTGAAATTAAGTTTGTAGAGCATGAAAAACCATTTTATCAACTGAAGAAAAACTATGTTTATGAATTAAGGTGTGAATTGTTTAGAATTGGTGACGAAATTATTGATACTGATGTAGATGCAATTGATAATGCACTCTTGGGATCAGATGCTTCCCTTGGCGCAGCGGTTGGATCTGGATCTGGATCTGCTGCACTTGGTATCGGTGCCGATTTGGCTGGAACAAGAGTTTACACAATGCTTGGTATTGGATCTACAGCATCAGCACAAGCGGCAGTCTTTGATGGTGGTGTAAGATATGTAACTATTACAAATAGAGGTACTGGATATACTTCTACTCCAGATATTATATTTTCATCTGCACCTGCTATCGGCGGATCAACAGCTGTTGGTGTAGCAACTATGATTACTGGAGTTGTTGACTACTGTAGTGCAAATCTTGATCAATCAAGAGTTCAAGGTGTTAGAATAACTAATTCTGGATATGGATATACTTCAGATCCTCTTGTAAGATCTTCTGGTGGTGGCGGATCTGGATTTGTTGCAACTGCATCAACTGCTAATGGAGTGGTTGGAATCATAACAGTAACTGATGGTGGTTCTGGATATTCTGGTCTTCCTACAATTAGTTTCACGGCTCCTGTTGGATCTGGTGCAACTGCTATAGCAGAAGCTGTCGTAAGTTCTGCGGGAACTATCACAGCAATTCAAATACTTGACGGTGGTGCTGGATATGCAACAACAAATCCACCTACAATAACAGTAGCAGATCCCTATCTTGGTGGATCTGGAGACTATATTATAGGAGAAACAATTGTTGGATCTAGTAGTTCAACCACCGCTATAGTAAGGTATTGGAATTCTACTACAAAACAATTAAATCTTTCACGACTCACGGGAGATTTTAATATTTACGATGAGTTTGTTGGAGCAGAATCTGGTGCAAGACACAAGGCAACTCCTGGATCTATTGCTGATAAATTCAATCTACCAGATCCTTTCGCGTCTAATGATGACTTTGAAACCGAAGCGGACGCTATATTGGATTTCAGTGAAACAAACCCATTTGGTCGCCCATAAGGGTTACTTTTGTTAAATAGTATATAATTATCATTTAATCTAATGTTTGAGTACTTCTACCACGAGATATTAAGAAAAACGGTAATATCATTTGGAACACTTTTTAATGATATTAACATTAAAAAGACAGATTCTTCAGATAATGTTACCTCAGTAGTAAAGGTGCCTCTTGCATATGGACCTATGCAAAAGTTTCTTGCTAGGCTTGAGCAATCGGAAGATTTAAACAAAGCAACTCAAATTACATTGCCTAGAATGTCTTTTGAGATGACTGGCATTTCTTATGATTCTGCAAGGAAGGTAACAACTACTCAAACATTTTTAGCAGGAACAAAAGATGATGGTTCGGATATTAGAAAAAATTACATGCCCGTACCTTATAATGTAGATTTTGAATTAAGTATATACACAAAAATAAATGATGAGATGCTTCAAATTGTGGAGCAAATTTTACCATATTTTCAACCACAGTATACGATGACTGTAAATCTCATCGATACTATCGGTGAAAAAAGAGACGTTCCTGTTATATTGAATTCTATATCAATGGATGATCAATATGAAGGAAATTTTGAATCCAGAAGATCTTTAATTTATAGTTTAAGGTTTACCGCGAAAACATATATCTTCGGACCAATTTCCAGTGGTTCTGCAACGGACATTATCAAAAAATCTGTTATTGGATTTGGTGCAGGTGGTGCTGGATCTAGACAGATTGATGTTAGATATACTTCAGAACCAGTTGCTACTAAGAGTTACTCCGATAGTAATACCACTACATTACTTAAGGACTTCCTTAAAACAGAAACAGTCATGGAAGTTGTTTCTTCCTCGGGAATTTCTGCAGGAGATAAAGTATCGATCGGAGAAGAGACAGTATACGTCTCTGATGTAAATGGTAATAAACTCAGAGTAACAAGAGGATATTATTCAACATCTGTTATTGATCACGTTGGTGGTACTGGGGTTAAGTTGATCACTGAGGCTGATAACGCCAAGATTGAAGTTGGTGATGACTTTGGATTTAGTGGTGATTGGTCATGAGTAATAAGTTTGAAGAACTAGATGATACCTTTAATGTCGATGCGGACATAGTTGAAGTAGAACCCGCAACCCCTGAAAAGAAAATTGAAGAAATAAAAGCAACTTCTAATGATATAAAAAAAGACTATGATTATACAAGGGGAAATCTTTATTCTTTAATTGAAAAAGGTCAGGAAGCAATTAATGGTATCCTTGAATTAGCCCAGGAAACGGAGCAAGCGAGAGCATATGAAGTTGCTGGTCAATTAATTAAAAATGTTGCTGATGCAACAGATAAATTATTGGATCTTCAGAAAAAACTGAAAGATGTTGAAGAAGAGTCTTCAAAAGGACCCACAAATGTTACCAATGCTCTTTTTGTTGGATCTACCGCAGATCTAGCAAAACTTTTAAAACAGCAACAAGATAATAAATAATCCTACACCTAAAAGTAAATCAAATGAGTGTTCCTGCAGTAACATCATTAGTAATATACAAAGGAACTGATTTCGAGAAAAAAGTTTCTATTGCTTTAACAACTTTAGTTGGTACAGAAACCATAACCGCTAAAATTAGAAAGCACGAAACTGCGAGTACCTCGTATAGTTTTGATACTCATATCGACACAACTAATAATGCAGTTGTTATATCAATGGGTAATAGTGTTACTGATGATTTAACAGAAGGTAGAAATTATTTTGATATTATTTCTCAAAATTCTTCTACTAATAAAATTATCAAATTAGTCGAAGGTTCAATAATAGTAAATCCAACAGTATCCTCATGAATTTTTTATCTCAGTTTATGATGATGTCTTCTGCTATTATAGCAGCATCTCCAGCAGATGATGAGGCAGTATTCACAACTCCTGGTGAACATACTTGGGTTGCTCCACCTAAAGTAAGAAGTGTAAGTGTAGTTTGTATCGGTGGTGGTGGTAGTCCATTAGTATCTTCTTCGGATTTTCCCGGTGGAGGTGGTGGAGGATTAGCATATGCTAATGATGTACCTGTTATTCCAGGACAATCTTATACCGTAATAGTTGGATCTGGAGGAGCTTCCGCAGGAACTTCTGTTAATCCAATAACTGGAGAAGATGGGGGTGATTCAAGTTTTGATAGTCCAGAAATAACAGTAGTTGCTTATGGTGGAACAAAATCTGGCGTAGGTGGAACTTATTTTGGAGACGGTGGTGGAAATGGAGGATCTGCAAACGCCTCTCAAGGATATGGTGGAGGAGGAGCAGGTGGATATAGTGGAGATGGTGGATCTGGTGGTCAAGGTGGTTCTGGATCTGTAGCAAATCCCGGAGATGATGGTACTGGAGGATCATCTGGAGGTGGTGGAGGATCTTGGGCTCAAACATATACAAGTACTCAACCAGGTCGTGCATCTTCTGGTGGGGGGACAGGAATATTTGGTCAAGGAACTAGCGGAAGCGGGGGTAGTGGAGCAAGTTCTGATTCTGGATTAGGAAATGCAACTCCTGCTGGAGGCGGCAGTGGTGGAACAAATGGCGATTTAAATGGAGGAGCGTATGGTGGCGGAGGAAGATCTGGTTTTCTTAAAACAAGTCCCTCTAATTTATACCTTGCAGGTGGAGCGGGTGGAGGTGGAGTAGTGAGAATTATATGGCCAGGTAATGTTAGACAGTTTCCATCAATAAATACTCAGGAGATCTAGTATAGTAAAATGCTAATAAGAATAGAAAATGGAGTTCCTACAGGATCTCCAATTGACGACAAAAATTTTAGGCAATTACATTCTAATACTTCTTTTCCAAAAGTTCTCACTCCAGATTGTGTGGAACCTTTTGGTTATGGTTTATATCAGTATACCAAAAAACCAGAAGCTCCAAAATATATGAAATGTGTTGAAGGAACTCCTATAAGAAATGAGCAAGGGTTTTATATACAAACCTGGGAGACCACTTCAATGTCTTCTAGTGAAATAGAAGAGATAACCGTGTCTAAGAGAGAAGAAGTTAGACGTATCAGAAATAATAAGTTAAAAGAATGTGATTGGGTGGTAATTAGTTTTTATGGCGATGAAAATATAATGACGGATGAAGATGTTGACCAGTGGAAAAGATATAGAAAACGTCTTAGAGATATTACAAAGCAACCTGGATTTCCATGGAATGTTAATTGGCCTCCAGAACCTAACTAACCTTACTAAATAAAAGCATACTAAAAAGAGACGAGAATGTCCCAGCTATTTGTTGATACTATAAGAAATAGAGATGGTAATGGTGCCCCCGTTTTCGACAAAGGCATCGTCATTTCAGGTATTATTACCGCGTCTGGATCCCTTGCTGGTGACTCGGTTTCAATTGGAGTAACAGAAGTTGTTAGTTCTTCATTTGAACTAAAAAATATTACTGGTATAGATTCAACTACAACCGCAACTATAGAATCTGCAATTGCTAATGCACCAAATGATTTTACGAGTCTAAATGTAAGTGGAATCTCTACATTTGGTGATGATATTGATCTGAATGCTGATATTGATATATTTGGTCACACTGCGGCAAATACAGTAGCAGCCGCTGGAATTTTAACGGCTTTATTATTATCAACAGGAGCAGAAGGATCTGCTATTCGTATTTCTTCAAGTACAATTAGTGGTTCATCAACAATTACAATTGATCCTGCTGGTATTGGGACAAACACAGGAACAGTTGTAATTCAAGGTGATCTTCAAGTAGATGGTGATACAACGACTGTAAACTCTACTAATTTAACTGTAGACGACAAGAATATTATTCTTGCTAGTGGTTCTCTCACTGATGCATCTTCCGATGGTGGTGGTATCACGCTAGAGTCTGGAGAAGGAAATAAAACAATTAATTGGGTTAACTCTACAGATTCTTGGACATTCTCAGAGAATATTGATCTTGCTGCTAGTAAGACCTTTAAGATTGAAGGAACAGATGTTCTTTCATCAACTGCTGTAGGTTCGGCTGTAACTAACTCTTCTCTTCAAAATGTAGGAACACTTGCAGGAGTTCAAGTTAGTGGTGCTGCTACATTCTCATCAAACATCAGTGCCAGTGGAGACTTAGATATAGATGGTCAAACAGATCTTGATCACGTTGCAATCTCTGGTGTATCAACGTTCTCTAATGCTATTGATGCTAATGGTGATCTAGACGTTGACGGAACTACAGATTTAGATGTTCTTAATGTTGCTGAAACTGCTACATTTAGTAGTGATGTTATTACTGGAACTGGCGCAACCGTAGGATTTGGTAGTACAGCATTCTTTAGGGATAATGCTAGGGCAGCATTTGGTGATGGTGGTGACTTAGAAGTTTATCATGACGGCGATTCTTACATAAAAAATACTAACTCAGTATCTAATTTATTCATAAACAGTGCTTTAGGATTACAACTTAGAGTAAACAGTAGTGAAGCAGCACTCGCAGCAACAGCCAATGGTTCAACAGAACTTTACTATGATGGTTCTAAGAAGTTTGAAACTATTAGTGCCGGAGCTACTGTTACTGGAACTACTTTCTCAACTCGATTAGATGTTTCTACTAGTTCTACATTTGGTGGAGATATCGATGCTAATGGTGACTTAGATGTAGATGGTCATACTAATCTTGATAACGTAAGTATTGCAGGTGTTGCTACTGTTGGTCTAACAACAGTTTTAGAAACAGGTATCTTAACTCATGATCTAAATGTTTCTGGAGTATCTACTTTTAATGGTGATATCCGATTAACAGAACAAGATGGTTCTGGTATTTATTTTGGAGCTGGTCTTGATTTTGCGATTGCACATGATGGAAGTAATTCATATCTCTTTGAAAGAGGAGGTACTGGAAATGTATACCTTGCTGGTAGTAACGAAGTTATTATTGCCGATGCATCAGGTTCAGGACCGAACCCTTCCGATTATGTTACCGAAACAAAAGCTAGATTTGTTACAAATGGTCCAGTAAGACTTTACTACGATAATGTAGAAAAATTTGCAACTGCTGGATCAGGTGCAACAGTATATGGAACATTCACTGCAGACACTCTAAGTGTTTCTGGTATTTCTACATTCACTGGTGATATTGATGTAGACGGTCATACAAATTTAGATAACGTAAATGTTTCTGGTGCTATCACGGCTACCACATTTACAGGAAATTTAGATGGAACAGTTAATACTGCAGCGCAAGCAAATATTACATCTCTTGGTACATTAACTGGACTTACGGTATCAGGTAACATCACTGCTCAAGCAGATTTAGATGTAGATGGTCATACAAACTTAGATAATGTAAGTGTTGCTGGTGTTACCACAATCACTGGAGATCTCATTGCTAATGAGGACATTGATCTTGCTGGTGATATCGATGTAGATGGTCATACAAATCTTGATAATGTAAACATCGCTGGTGTAACAACTTTTGCATCAAATATTGATGCTGATGGAAATCTCGATGTTGATGGAACTACAGATCTAGATGTTCTTAATGTTGCTGAAACTGCTACATTCTCCGCGAATATCGACGCGAACAAGTCTGTAGATGTTGCAGGAAATCTCAATGCACTTACATTTAGAGCAGGACTTTCAACATTTACTGGATTCGTTTATAACGAATTAGATACTAGTACTAATCTACGAAATTCAGGAGACTTCAATGCTATTACTGGTGTAGCATTTACTGCTGGTTCAACAGATACATTATATTGGGACTTTGCTACAGCACCTTCCGTAATTGGTGGCGAGGCTAGTAATGGAATAACAAATATTGAACTTGCTAGTCTTCCTACAAATCGTGAATATATGGTTAGAGCAACTTTAATCACATTTACTGATGCTTCCAATGACTGGGACACTGGTAACGTTGTGCTTAAAGTTAATGGTCAGACACCAACGAATTATCTTTGGAGAAATGGTGCTCAACCAGTTGGTACAACGACAGGTGCAGCAAACCAATTTGATATCGTAGAATTCAAAATTGTTCATGATACGAACGATGAATTCAGTGTATTCGCTGAGTGGTCTGCTTATCACGACCCAACTTGATATAAATAACTAAAACTAAAATCAGTAAAGGGGATAGTGAACCTTGGCTATTCAGAAGAATTTTGTCGTAAAGAACGGTTTAGAGGTTGACGAGAATACTCTATACGTTGATTCGGATGAAAATAAAGTTGGTATAGGTACAATATTTCCTGATGTAGAACTCAGGGTAATTGGGTCTATTGGTTGCACAGATTTTGAGGCAACTAGAAATCTAAAAGTTAGTGGTATATCAACGTTTAATGAACTTCAGTTCACTGGAGAAAGTTTAACAATTGGTTCTACAACTGGTGGAGTTGGTCAATATTTAAGATCTACTGGAGATGGTGTTGAGTGGGCTTCATTCCCAACTTCCGTTAGATCTACTCAAGTATTTACAATTGTAGATGATCAAACAACATTTGAATATGCATATCAAGTTGGATTTCTTGACGTATACATTAATGGTGTAAAACTAAGAGGTGATGGTGTAACTGATATTACAGATTATATTGCTAACAATGGAGTAACTTTCGTATTAAATGAAGAATGTTATGCTGGAGATACTGTTGAAGTAATTGCATTTAATCCAACAGCAGTTGGTGGTGGAAATACAGGAATTTTAGGTGTAACAATAAAAGAAGAAGGAAGTATTGTAGGTAATCCTTATGGGGTTACTTCTATAGATTTCATTGGAGTTGCTATTACTGCAGTTGGTGTTGGTGCTGGTGTTACTGTATATGCAACGGGTGGTGGAGGAGCTGGAAGTCTAACCGTTAGGGAAAATGGTAATATCGCTGGAGCAACAGTTGATGATATAGATTTTACTGGAAATGGTGTAGCAGTCACTGCTAGCGGCGATGAAATTACTGTTGATATTCAATCAGGAATTAATACTGTAGGAACAAGTACGTTCAATGATATGAGAATTCTTGGAGTTCTCACTGCAGCACAATATAGCGGAGATGGATCTGGACTTACAAATATTGTATCTACAGGAACTGGCGTAGAAGTTCAGCAAGGAGATGGATCATCTGTTGGTACAGCAGCAACTATTAGTTTTGCTGAAGGATTCACTGTAGAACCAATTGCTTCTGGTGTTGTTACTGTAAGAAGTGCGTATGCATGGAGTGGAACTGCTGCAGGAATTAGTACAACTGCTAATGTAAGTATTAGTGGTCTTGCAGATCTTGCTAATGTAACTATATCTGGAGTTACCACGTTTACCGGCGCTATTGCTGCTAATGGAAATTTTGATGTTGATGGTCTTACAGAACTCGATGACGTAAACATTGCTGGTTTTACAACTTTTGCTGATGATTTAGATATCAATGCAGACGTAATTATATCTGGTGTTTGTACTGCAACATCATTTAGTGGTGCATTTAGTGGATCTGGTACTAATTTAACAAGTCTTCCTGCTGCAGAACTTACTGGAGCACTTCCCGCTATTGATGGATCTGCACTAACGGGAATTAGTGCTGCTGAGGGTGGTGGTAAATTTAGTGATGATCAAACAAATGCAGGTATCCACACCACAGCAGGTCATGTTGGTCTCGGTACAACCAATCCATTAACTTCTGTTCAAGTTAATAATGTTTATGGTATTGAGACTGGATCTGGAACATTTACGGCAGCATCTGGTGTTGCATACACTGCAAATTCATATACATCTTCAGACTTCGTAACTTCAGAATATACACTATTCTTCCAACATTCATCTGGAATTCAATCTCAAAAGATTCTTGTTATGGATGATGATTCTACTGCATATTCGCAGGAATATGCGATTATGTATAGCGATTCTCTTCTGGTTTCTGTTGGTGCAACAGTTAAATCTGGTAATGTGGAACTTTGGTGGACACCTGAAACTGGAGTTAGTGGAATTGTTACTTACAGATTTACTAGGGAGACGATGATCTGATGAAAAAATACACATTAGCTGTTACGAGTCCAGAATATTGGTCTGAGATTCACGATGCTCTAATTGTAGATTCCAATCAAGATGGTATTCCCGATAGACGGATTACATGTGCAGATTCAAAAAACCACAGTCCTACTAGAGGAACTTATGAATTAACAGAAGAGGAAGCAGCAGAAATTGCTGATCATCCACATGTTAAATGGATTGAATTATCTCCAACACACAATCCAGATGCATATCCAAAACCAGATTTTGCTACAAAAAGATTTAAGAAAAATGTAAAGTTCTATCGAGATTTAGTTTCTCAATTTATACCAGCTACAGGTCCAACTTCTGCAGAATTGGATAGATCAAATTGGGGTGTGGCTAGACCAACGGTTAGAAAAAGTGGAGAATTTTTTAGCGATAACCTTGGTGCGGTTAATTTAGTAACAAAGGATGTATCATACAGTCTTACTGGAAAACATGTGGATATTGTTATTCAGGATAGTGGAACTCAACAATATCATCCAGAGTTTATGGACCAGGATGGAAAATCAAGAGTAAGAGATATTATTCTTGATGGTCCATATTATATCGACCCTGATTATTTTATATCTAATGGTTTTACTTACACTAAAGCAGATGGTAGAACTGGAATAACAACTGCTTCTGCTGAAGACTGGTGGGAAAATTCTTCTAATAGATCCGCAGCATTTCAATCTGAAGGAACGGTAACAATTCCCTCTACATATACAGAAAATAACGCTCTTGGAAATTCTCTTGATGGGACTAATGGATTAAATAGTGGACATGGAACTGCATGTGCATCATTAGCTGCAGGAAAAAACTTTGGTAATGCTTTTGAAGCAAATATATGGAATATGTCCTGTGTTGGTTCAGATTCTGCGGGATTTAGTATTGAAGCATCATATGATGCTATGAAAATATGGCATAAAAATAAACCAGTAAATGGAGAAACTGGTGTAAAAAATCCAACTGTGGTTAATGGAAGTTGGGGATATCAAGCGGGATTTGAATCTACTGATTTAGTTGATTATAAATTTAGAGGATCTACTGGGACATTTTCTGGTAATGCGATAGTGACTGACCAAGTTACTGCGATGAAAGATGGTCTTAATAATCAAATTAGTGGTGCGTACAGATCTTGGTCAACGTCATCAAGATCTTCATCAACAAATACTGCAGCAGATGAATTGATGCAAAGTGGAGTAATTTTTATTGCTGCAGCAGGAAATAATAACCAAAGACTTGGAGTTGGTGCAGATGATGTAGATCGTCTGAATTACATGGAAGATGAATGGTATAATGTTGGCGATCCCAGATCAGAGTTTCCAGGAACTGCTTGTCCATCCAACCACAGAGACTGGATGAATCCACAAGGTATTGGATTTGAATCTGATAAAGATTTTCATCCAGTAGTTTGTGTTGGTGCAATAGAAGATTCAGTAACAACTGGTGGTGCGGAATATCAAGCAACATATTCAAATAATGGGCCTGGTATTGATATCTGGGCTCCAGCAGATGAAACATTAGCTGCAGGAACTAATGGAGTCGCTGCTTATGAAGATTATGAAAGATATGATGATTCTAGATTTTATGACGCATATTTCAATGGAACATCTGCAGCTGCTCCAGTCGTCACTGGTATTGTTGCGTTATATTTACAAATAAGACCAACAGCAACATCTAGAGATGTAAAAAATTGGATTAAAGATAATGGTACATTATTACTACAAACTAATGATGTTAACACTGGTGATGGATGGTGGAGTCCTTATGGTGACGACACCGATACCGCATATTGGACTGGACAATATAATTTAAGAGGTGCAGATTCTCGCGTTCTTTATAATCCATATGCTAATGATGATGAGGCCTCGATAGAAAATGTAGAATTTGAAGGCATATCATTTGAAAGATCATAAATAACTAAAAAACCCATGGCAGATAAGGATTTTGGTGTAAAAAAAATAAATCTGATTGGTTCTTCTGGTACTGCAAAAGTAACTAGTCCGACTACTTTGAATTTAAATGCACCAACTGTCGCAATCAGTACAGACGTTACGGTTGGCGGAAAAGTTCAATCGGACATTATTGTTGGAACTGGATATTCTGTAGGTATTGGTAGCACTCAACCTACAGTAAATCTGGACATCAATGGTGATGCAAGAGTTGGCGTAGATACTTCTAAAGGATTGATTTTGACTGATTCTACGGGAACTCAATATAGAGTTGGTGTACACACTGATGGAACTCTATTTACAGTATCTATCTGATAAATACACACATAGGAAGACTCTACCAACATGGCAAGGAACAATAGAGAACTATCTCAGTTAGGCGCATTAATTTCTATAACAGATAATAGTCAAGAAATTGATGCTGGAACATTTGATGGGACAGATGTTCCTCGCCATATTTTATCAATTGGATCTACACTCGATACAGGACACTCAGCAGTTACATCTGTAGGTATTGGAACAACATGGGGTAGTCCAGTTTCTGGAGGAATGGTTATAGCCCTACCCGAAGATGTGGTTATAGCAAAAACTCCAGAATCCGATGGATCTACAGGTGGAGGTTTGCGTGTAGATACTAATTTTGAAACTAACGGAACAGCAGTTATTCATGGCGCATTATGTGTCTTTGCTGGTGATGGAGTTGGTGGTGGTGGAAATATACTTGGTGGTTTTAATACAGTAGGTTTTGACGTAAAATATGCAGCAGCAAGTTTTGGTGGAAATATAAGTGTAGATACCCAAACAAATGATAATGCTCTAGGGATAGGAAGTACTGCTTTAGAGATTAATATAAGAAATACAAAAGTTAATATTAGTACTAGCACTAGCCCACAACTTAATGAAAGTAACTGGCAGACAGTCGATTGTGAACTTCCTGTTCACATTGGAGAATTAGCTGGAGAAGAAAGAACAGGACGTTTTGCATTTAGTCAGGTTCCGATGCTTACCGTCGTGGGAATGACGAGCCTTCGTGGACCTATTGAAATAGCATCAGGTAATATTGATGCTGATACTAATGATCCTTCAGATCCAGGCTCTGGAGGAATGAGAATAACCAGTGGTATAGGTATTAGTGGTGCCATATATCAAGGCAATGGTAATGTAACTGTTGATAATATTACAATTGGTGGTAATGAAGGATTTATTGATATTCCTGAAGGTGCTAGAGATTTAGCATTTACAAATTTTAGTGGAACACAACTAAAAGGTACAGTCCAAGCAGAAGATGTAAATCTTGATGGTGGTGCTGGAATTGCGACAATATCACATTCCGTTTATCTATCTAATGCTAATAACGATACTGGTTGGAATCCTGGTATTGGAGATACTGTTGGAGCTGGAGCAATTTCACTTGTATCTCAAGGATCCGCTTTTATTGAAGGACATGTAAGACTTGCAAAAGACCCAATAGAACCTGCAACAGTTCATGTTGGTGGTGCTTTAACTACAGGAAATCTCACAGTTCATGGTATTGGCGAAAATGGAATAACTGAATTATTCTCACCTATTGTAGCTATAGGAAATTCTGCTGGAATCTTTGATAGTCAAGTTGTATTTAATGCACAAATTAATAGTAATATATTACCTTACAATACTGATATTGTTTCTCTAGGTTCTACATCCTACAGATGGAATCAATTATGGGCTAGAGAGGTAAGATCTGATAATCTCCAGGTAGACCAAGATACAACTTTACTCGGAAATACACTTATTGATGATACTTTAAATATTAATGGAGAATTTGATTATAACGGAAATAATCCAGCACGATTTAATTCACCAATACATTCAGCAGGAATATCTTCGTTTACGCAGGCGTTTATTGATATATTAACTGTAGGTCAGGATATTGTTGGTACATCAGGAACTGCACTCAGAGCTAAGAGAATTGATGTTGGAGCGGCAATAACTGCACAATACTATCCAATTGTATTAGTACAAAGTGGTGGAGATAATACTGATGTATCTCTCCAAGCGGATACTCAAGTAGATCCTTTTGCATACGATCCAGTAAACAATCAACTACGAGTTCCCGGTGATTTAAATCTAGAGGGAAATGATGGAACTGATCTTGGAGATATTAATATTCAAGCTAGTAGTCCAAGAACTAAGTTAAGTTTCTTTAAAACTAATGTACAAACTGCAGAAATACTAACTCAAAGTATTAGATCACTTTCTATTGGATCCACTTTAGGAATATCAACAATTCACTCATACAGACATTCTGTACGTGGAGACCTTTTCCTAGGACCTTTAGGAGTCTCTACAGCATCTCTTAGAGATGTGAATGGTGTAGAAAATATTACTATCACAGGTAATACCTTAACTGAATTTGCTAGAGATATTGCAATGGAGGGTGATACCTTTGATGTAAGAAATGACGTATTTAATTTATGTAATTCAAATTCAACTGATATTACAGCATTTGCTCTTGGAGATAACATTGCAATAGGTGCAACTGTTGGTGTTACATCTATCAGGAATTCTTCCACGAGACTTGGTGGAGTTCTTAGAATTGATGGAAATACAATTCAAGATGATACTGGATCAGATAATATTGTAATGGTTTCTGGTTCTAATCCATCAACAAGATTCTCTGGAGATATTCAAGTTGATGGTAATGATATCCGTGTTGCTGGTGGTACTACCAACATCACAATGGTAACTAATGTCAAAACAGTATTTGCTGGTGATATTGAGGTTGGTGGTAATGAAATAAGAAATTCTGATGGAGATTTAAATATTTCTCTGTTTGGTGATGGTCTTACTAGTATTGGAGGCACGTTAAGAGTTGAAGGTGATGAAATTCAAGCCGGTACTGGAATAACAAATATTACTCTTTCATCAAATTTCACTCAGATTGAAAAAGATCTCAGAATAAATGGGGATAATATTAGATCATCTGATGGTACAGTCAATATAACACTTAGGAGTGATACTGAGACACTATTTGCAGGAAATATTATTTTAGGAACTAATGGTATTGAAGCTAGTGATGAAACTGAAGCAATAACTTTAACTGCAGGTACTGGTGCTGTAGGAATCAATTCCGATTTAACAGTAGAAAATGATTTAATTGTTAAAGGTAGTGATACTGATATTAAGTCTGATAATGTCAGAATTAAGGATAAACTAGTTAGCATTGGTTTAACCATAGGAGACGGAAGTGGATCTCTAGTTGTACCATCTATAGATGAAAATAAAGATGTAGGTTTACTCTTAAATTACTATGATAGCAGTGCTAAACAAGCAGCAGTATTCTGGGATGACTCTACAAGTACTGTCGGAATAGCATCCGATGTAACAGAATCTTCAGAAGTTCTAACTATAAATCAATATGCAAAATTAACTGTAAAATCAATTGCAATTTCTGATTGCGCGGGAACTTCGGACATTATTGAATGTGAAGGATCAACCAGAACCTTAGCAAACATCACTATTGATGGTGGAGAATACTAAGGGTACTAAATAAGATAGCACCTAATTTCTATTAGGTTTACGGTATATACCAAATATGGAGATAGATGGCAGATCCTCAGATTCGTTTAAAAAGGTCAACAGTAGCTGGTAAAATCCCAACTACCGCACAACTTGCTCTTGGAGAGTTAGCTGTAAATGCTTTTGATGGAGAAGTATTCTTAAAACAAGATACAGCAGGAGTTGGAATCGCAACTCGCGTTATCCGAGTAGGTGCTGGAGGATCTCTAGGTAAAACTATCTTCGTATGTAAAGAAGGTGATGATGCTAATACTGGTTTAAATGAAAAGGATGCAAAACTAACAATCAAAGCTGCTGCAGAGATTGCAGAAATCTTTGATACTGTTAAGGTTTATCCTGGGGTATATGTTGAGCAAAACCCAATTCTACTTGAAAAGAACGTATCAGTAGAGGGTCTTGAACTAAGAAACTGTATTGTTTCTCCTGCAAACGCAGATAAAGATTTATTCCATGTAAATGATGGATGTCACTTAACTGACCTTGGATTCACAGGATCTATGGATTCTGGATCTGCTGCAGTTGCTTTCAGACCTCTTGAGAGTGTAGCATCCGATAGATATTTCGACGCAGCAAGACTCATTCGCGTCAACTCAGACTTTATTGCAAGAGAAGCAGTTGGATTCCTGACCAGCGGTTATAGTGGTTATGCAGGAACACACCTTGCACAAGATGGTTCAACTGCTCTTGAAGCAAACCTTGATTTTATTGCACAAGAAGCGGTTGGTTATATTACAAGCACTGACTATAAGAATCCAGCATTTGTTGTTACTGATGCTGAAGGAAATCCAGATGATGCACAGAACTGTAGAGATGATATTAAAGATATATTCAAATCAATTGCATATGATTTAAAATCTACTGGTAACTTAAAATCAGTCGGTGCAGCATTATCATATTTCTCTGGTGGAGCTCTTGTCCACGTAGCAGGAACTGATTCAAATGGTTATAGCATTGCTGACGCTACTGTTGCTGCTATTGATCGTGCTGCTGGTATCGCAACATATGTAATCAACCAGAGACCATGGGCTAGTGTTGGTGCTGGTGGTACTACAAACGTTACTGGATTTGTTTATGATAATCTAACTGGTATCGCTACCGTTACCTCTGTTGGTCATGGTGTAACAACTGGTGATATTGTTGAACTAGCTGGAATTGCATTTACCTGCCCTGGAGGTAGTGGAGTTACAACTAGTATTTTCCCAGATGGTACAAACGGAGAATATTTCACAGTAACAGAATATGTTGATGATAATACCTTTAAGACAAATGTTGCTATTTCTTCAATTACTCACACCTATGATACTGGTGGAACAGTAGAAAAATATAATACTTACTATGATGATTATACTCAAGCAATTGATTCTACAAGAAGAAATAAGAAATATCTTTATGATGATTCTAACAATAGAATTATTGTAGGAACAGGATGGTGTACTGGTGTTGGTAATAGCATCAGTTATCTTTCAGGTATTACTACAAGTGCTATTGGTGCTGGTTCTTCTTCTGGTGTTGTTGGAATCATCACTGGTATTAACCTTGATACTTTCCGTTGCTCAAGAGACGTAAGAGATATTCTTAAGGCAGTTTGTTATGATATTACAAGAGGTGGATCTACAAAAGTCGTTGCTGCCGGTAAGACTTACTTTGATGAGACTTTAGCTCAAGTTGGTATTTCTTCCTTCGCTGCCGCTACTCTTAATAACTCCCCAATTGATGAGGTAACTCAAACAATTCGTGCCGTTGATTATGCTCAAGATATTGTTCGTTGCGTAATTAATAATGTAACTTGGGGTGGAGTTTCTATTGGTTATACAACTCCAATTGATAGTATTGACTATAGTTCCAGCACAGGAATTGCAACTATTACTACAAGATATGATCACGATCTATCTAAAGATGATGGTATTGAAATTACTGGACTAGGATTCACTTGCGTTCCTGAATCAATATCCACTGAGGGAGTTAATATTCTCACCGAAACTTATGATAGCACAACAGGAATCGTTACTTTCGAGACTTCTACTGCACATGGACTTAAATCCGGTCAAGGAATAACATTTGAAAATCTTAGAGCTGGTACTGACGGTGGAAGTTTAGCAGTTCCACAAGCATTTATAGGTAATGAAGATCGCAAACTTATTGTCGATGATACTCCTTCTACCACAACATTTGTAGCAAGAATTGGTAAGAACAGAGCTGGTGGACTTACTATAAACTATAATACAGAACAAACAAAAGTTTTCCGTAGATACACTCCAAGTGTGGGAATTAATTCTGCTGTTTACGATAGACTAACTGGACTTACAACTATTGGATTCAGTGATCCTGTAGGAACAGATTCTTCTGATAATGATCCAGCATACATTGAGAATGATGGAACAGTTCGTCTCGAAGAATTAGTGTTCCAGTGCGACTCTGGTGGTGGTCTTTCAACCCAGTTCTTCCCATCAGGTGCTGTTGGATATGACTTCCCAGTAGAGAAAGTTGGTGGAGACAGATATCAAGATTCTGCAAACCTGATTGCTGGTAACAAACTAGAAATCACAGATAAGGCTCTTGCAAACATTGCAATCGTTCATCCAGATTTCTTCTTCCCAGGAGATTCCTCAATCACAACAACTTCTAGATATAAAGATGCATATCGTCTGATTCAACAAAATAAAGGTGAGATTGTTGGGACAGCATGGACTACAATGGTCACAGAATATCCCGGATTATCTGGAACTGAAGATAAGTGTAAGAGAGACTTGAACTATCTTGTAGATGCTGTTTCGACAGATATTTTCACCAGTGGAAATAATTATTCAATTGCTTTTGCTAAAAAGTATTTTGATGCGTCTGGAAATTTCCTCACCAATGGTCTTGATGGCGAAGAAGTACAATCTATTCTCGCTTTCGACACAGCAAGAGATCAGATGAAGTTGGCGATTGCTAACCAGTTATCAACTAAAGATACTACAGTTTCTGGAGGATCTAGTTATTTTGGTGATGGAAGCCCTGCTATTGGAAATAGTGAGACATATTCTTGCAGTGATGTTCAAGCGTCTATTGATAACCTAGTCGGTATTGCAACAGAAGCTATTGAGTCAGAAAATCTTAATGTTATCAATGGTCTTACAATTAATTATGGTAACTTCCCAGGTGGAGAATTTAAGTGTAGAAGAGATATTGCATATGTTGTTGATTCTCTAATCGATGACTTAAGAACAGATAGCAATAAAAATATTAGAGAGACCACTAGAAAGTATTTTGATGCCGTTGGTAATCCAATTAGTGGTGGATTAATTGGTGAAGAGTCAGAGTCTGTAACTGCATTCTCTTCTATTGCAGCATATTCAAAATTAGCTATTAATAATGTTCTTAATTATAGAGATACAACAATTACTGCAGATCCTGCAGTTGGAGTCAATACAGATCCTTTAGGATGTGCAGATATTCGTTCTTCTATTGATAGTCTGATTGGTATTGTTACAACTCACGTTGGAGCAGGAAACCTGAATAACTTCCCAACACTCTCCATCGCAAGTTCTATTACCGTTAATGCTGGTGTTTCAACACTAGATCATACTTACATTGGTGGTGGTTCTGCTTTCGTCGGAATTACAACAACAGTATTCCCAGATGGAACATTTGGAAATATCTTTAATGTTGACTCAATTGTTGGACCTACAACATTCACCACAAACTTTGGACCTACTGAAATTTCTCACACATATGATGATAATACAGGTAACATTCTGAAGTTCCAACCATTCACGAAGAACTCTGATTATGCTGGTGGACAAATTAAAGATGAGTCTATTCAGTATGATCCTAGAGTCAACAGCAACACAAGCCCTGCTGGATGTAAGAACGTTCAGAGTGCTATTGATACTGTTATTGGTATCGTTACTGCAATTGTTGGTGGTGGAATTACTGCAATTCAGAGTCCAGTAAATCCAACTGGAATTACCACTAGATTTGAAGGATTCGATGGTGCTGGTTATAACCCAGCAGAAGGTGAAGATGCTGACCCGAATTTCAGTCCTGGATGTGGACAGATCTTCAAAGGTCCATATGTAAGAAACTGCACCAACTTCATCTTCGACAGCATTGGTCTGAAGATTGATGGATTTGCTGCAGAACCTGGAGACGAGGATGAGATCGGTGTTCAGGGTTCCATGTCGGTTGACTCTTATACGCAGTATAACCAGAGAGGAATTGGTGTATCGATTACAAACGGATCCTACGCTCAGTTAGTGTCTATCTTCACAATTTGCTGCGACGAAGCAATCGTAACAGCAAGCGGTGGTCAGTGTGACTTGACTAACTCCAACTCTTCATTCGGAAGAATTGGTCTTATCTCTAACGGAATCAGTGATGCTACAACTAAGTCTATCTATAGACAGACAGGTAAGGTTGTTACTGCTGCAGATGCAAATGATATTACATTAGAGGTCAGTGGTCTTGGAACACAAAGACCTTATGATGGTCAGGTTTATTACATTGATAAACTTTACTACTCTCTAAATACAATCACCGTTACAAATGGTGGATCTGGATATAACACTCCAAACGATGCGATTATTACAATCGATGCTCCAACAGGACCAAATGGAATTGGCGCACAGGCAATTCCTACAGTAGAGAATGGAGCAGTTACAGCGGTTACTCTGATTAACACTGGTACTCAATATGAGACCAGAACTCCAAATGTAAGCATTGCAGCACCTCCTGCAGGAGTAACTGCAACAGCAGAAGTAACAAAGACTGATCCTCTATATTATAAGGTTGGTTCTGCAACTTTCCCAAGAGCAGGAGTTTCAACTATCACTGCTGTTGCTGGGTTAAATAATGATGTATCTGTTGGTTCTACAGTTTATCTGAGCCGCCAGAGTTTACAAATCACATCTTCTCACTCGTTTGAATATGTTGGTGCAGGTAATGATATCTTCACCGCAAGACCTGGTGTTGGTGGTGTAACCATCCAAGAAAACGAGGTTGTTAAAGAAGAAGGTGGTGAAGTCATCTATACTTCTACCGACCAGGCAGGTAACTTTAGAATTGGTGATGGTGTTACCATCAACCAAGCAACTGGAACGATTACAGGTAGAACCTACCTGAAGTCGCTATTCAACAACGTAACACCATTCATTCTAGCACTAGGAGACTAATTAAATGGCTGCTCAAATTGCGATTAATAATTTTAGAACAATTACTAATACGCCCACAACATCAGACGTTCAAATCTACACAGCACCAACAGGATATACATCAGTATTCCTTCTGGCGCAGGCTATCAATACTGGAACAGTAACTAGAAAAATTACTTTCAGTTATTACGACAGCACCGATACAACCACAACACCAATCGTAAATGAATTTCCTGTTCCTGCAGGAGACACAGTGAATCTTCTTCCTGGAAAACTAGTTCTAGAGACAGGAGACAAGATCGCTGTTTCTGTAGATGCAGGATCAGATATGAAATTTCTTTCATCAATTCTGGAAACCTCTAACTTCTAATTTATAAAATGGCTAATTACGGTAAGTACATATCCGGGAGAGAAAGAGATCTCGGAATTGGAATCACTGATTACAGTGAGGATACTAGAGTATTGAACGTTATAGGTAACGTTTCAATTGGAGGTAGCGTCGGTATTGGTACTTCTCATGGAGTAGAAGGAAGAAATATTGATACTCCCACTGCTGATTTAGATACAGGAACCCTCAGAATTCATAAGGAATTATTTGCTTATGATGGGACGATGGGTGAAGATAATACCATCCTAACATCTCTGGGTGGAACTTCCGTAGCGTGGTCAAGTCTTGAAAGTATTCAAGATCTTGGTATTACTATTAGAGAGGAAGGTGTTCAGGTAGGTTCTGCTAACAGTATACGGGATGTTAATTTTGTCGGTAGTTTGATAACTGCTGCTGCTTCTGGTATTGCTGCTACTATTACTGTTGCTGATGTTCAACCTGGTGGTTCTGACGGACAAGTTCAATATAATGATGGTGGAACTTTTGGTGGATCTGCAGATCTTACTTATAATGATTCTACAGGTAGAATTGGAATTAATTCCGCCACTCCTGACCGTCAATTAAGTGTTGTTGGTGACGTTGGTGTTGCTGGATCTGGATTCTTCCGAAGAGCGTATGCTACCGTAGATACATTAACACCTCAGATTGACCAAGAACTGGCCACGAAAGCCTATGTGGACAACTTCGCAACTGCTGGTCTTGTGGTCCAGAAGGCAGTATCTGTAGCAACGACAGAAGCACTTGTTGCATATTACGACAACGTAGATACATCACCTGATGGTGTTGGTGCTATTCTTTTTGCACAATCAAATGAAAATATCACTACAGCAGGTGTTGGTGGAACTGGTCTTATTGATAGATTTAAAGACCTAACAATTACTGATCGTGTTCTTGTAAAAGATCAGGGTCTTAATGGAATTGGAAATACATTTGAGAATGGATATTATACAGTTACTAGAATTGGAAGCGGATCAACATCATGGGAACTGACCCGTGCTAGTGACTTTGACCAAAGTTCTGAAATCGCATCAGGTGCGTTCTCATTCGTTCTAAATGGTGATGATAACGCTGGTGGTGGTTTCGTTTTGATTACCAAAGAACCAGTTTCTATCGGTGTTAGCGCACTGGAATTTACCCAGTTCTCTAGTCCCGGTGAACTGCAGGCGGGTAAAGGTTTGTTGAAAGTTGGTAATAGATTTGATGTTGTAAGTTTAGATTCTGATGCAATTGTTGTTAATGATGATGATATTAATCTAGCACAAGTAACAGTTTCATTTGCTGATTCGACTACTAGAGCTAACAAATTTATTTCAGAAGTAGAAATTGATGAATATGGTAGAGTAACTGGTATTGTTACTTCTGCTAATGTTTCATATGCTAGTTCCCAATCAAATGATCCTGGTGTAGCAGCATTCTTTGGTGAGCATTTTGATGTTCTATATGATGGTAATGATGGATTTATTGGACTTGCAAGTAACACCACCGGTGCGGTGATGGCTGTTGATGGAACAACAGATGAAATCACAGTTACTCGAAATGAGGGAAGAGTAATTCTAGGATTCCCTAATGATATAACAATTAATGGTACAATAACTGCAAATAGTTTTGATGGAGATGGATCTCAATTAGATAACGTTATCAGTGGTGTTGGTATACAAACTGGAGGAGATACCAGTCAAGATCTTATTGGTGTCGGACTTACAATCCTTGATTTTGTAGGACCAGTTGTTGGTGTTGTTACTGGAACAAGAGGCACTATTACAATTTCTGCTGGCGCTGATATTAATGATGTTGGTAGTGCAAACCAAGTTCTATTTAAAGATGCAACAAATACAGCAACTACATCATCAAATTTAACTTTCGTTGATTCTACTGGTAATTTGACTGCTTCTGGTACTGTTACTGCAAACTCTGACGAAAGACTCAAAGAAAATGTTGAGACTATTGAAGATGCACTTGAAAAAGTTAAGCAACTTCGTGGTGTTGAATATGATCATAAGAAAACTGGAGATCATTGTCTAGGTGTTATTGCACAAGAAGTTGAGAAGATCGTACCTGATGTTGTTTATGAAGATGCACTTGGAGTTAAGTCCGTTGCATACATGAATATGGTTGCTCTTCTGATTGAAGCCGTTAAGGATCAACAGAAGCAGATTGACGAACTGAAGTCTCTACTAAATAAATAAAAAGAGTCTTTTCAATAATGTCTAATATTGACGAAGCAACAAGGATCCCTTCAAAGATCGGCAATCTTATGATGGTTGTTGTGACCTGGAAAGGAGGAACATACGTCTTAAAGATGTTCTTCCCTCAGGCAAAACTTCCATCAAGAACAGAAGTCGAAGCACAGATGCAAGGAATTTATCCTGGATCTAAAGTCAAGTACACTTCCGTTATTGAAAAGGAACCTGGTACAACTTTCTTATATGCAGAAGAAGTTGATCTAGAGGAAGGAGCTGCTTGGACAAAAAAGTCGGGTAAGAACCCTGAGGGGGGTCTCAATGAAAAAGGACGTAAGTCTTATGAAAGAGAGAACCCTGGTTCTGACCTTAAAGCACCCTCAAAAAAAGTTGGAAATAAGAGAAGGGCATCATTCTGTGCAAGAATGAAAGGTATGAAAAAGAAATTAACTTCTAAGAAAACTGCATCTGATCCAGATAGCAGAATCAATAAGTCCCTTAGAGCCTGGAATTGCTGATTGATTTATGAGTGACGTATATCTTGGTAATCCTAATCTAAAAAAAGCAAATACGCAAATTGAATTTACACAAGAACAAGTTCTTGAGTTCTTAAAGTGTAAAGAAGATCCTGTATATTTTGCTAAAAATTATGTGCAAATTGTTTCATTGGACAAGGGTCTAGTTCCTTTTGAGATGTATCCATTTCAAGAAAAACTAGTAAAAAATTTCCATGAAAACAGATTCAATATTTGTAAGATGCCTCGTCAGACTGGTAAGTCTACGACTGTGGTATCTTATCTTCTTCATTATGCAGTTTTTAATGATAGTGTTAATATCGGTATCCTTGCTAACAAGGCAGCCACCGCAAGGGAACTTCTAGGCAGATTACAAACTGCATACGAGAACTTACCCAAGTGGATGCAGCAGGGTATAATAGCATGGAACAAAGGATCTTTGGAGCTAGAAAATGGGAGCAAAATACTGGCTGCTTCTACGTCTGCGAGTGCTGTCCGAGGTATGTCGTTCAACATCCTCTTTCTCGACGAGTTCGCGTTCGTCCCAAA